GCGGGTGCCCTCCTCGGCGAACCCCGTCGACGTCTCGAGCGTCACGGGCGAGGCGGGCGCTCACGGCACGGTCGACTGCGTGGTACGCGTTGGCGAGCACCTCTACGTCGTGGACCTGAAGTACGGGCGTGGCGTGAAGGTCGAAGCCCGTTGCAATGAACAGTTGTCAATCTACGCGCTGGCCCTGTGCGACGAACTCGACCCGTTCGGCGACGACCCTGTGACGACGATTCACATCGTCATCGTGCAGCCCCGCCTGAACCACATCGACCACTGGACGACGACCACGGGCGGCCTCCGCTCCTTTGCCGAGGACGTCAAGGCCCGAGGCGCTCGCGCTCTCGCACTCTGTGACGGCGCGGCGACTGAGTCCGCCGACTTCGGTCCGTCAGAGTCCGTCTGCCGCTTCTGCCGAGCCAAGGGCACCTGCCCCGCCATCCGCGGCGCCGTGGTCGAAGCCTTCAAGGCCGAGCCTGCCATCGTCGATGCGGCTCCGCAGGTGGTTGAAGCCCTGTCGATCCCCGTGCCGACCGAAGCCGAGGCCCTCTCCCGTGCACTGAACGTCCTCGACCTTATCGACCAGTGGACAAGCGCTGTGAGGGCGGAGGCCTTGCGTCAGCTTGAGATCGGAAACAAGATCCCCGGCTACAAGCTCGTCCAAGGCCGCGCAGGCATCCGCCGCTGGGCGGACGCCAAGGAGGCCGAGGCGAAGCTCAAGTCCATGAAGGTGCCTGAGGCCCTTCGCTACGAAAAGAAACTCATCTCGCCGACCGCCGCCGCGAAGCTCACGAAGGCCAAGGCGGGTGAAGCCCCTGTCCTCACCGAGCGGCAGTGGGCAAAGCTCGAAGCGCTCATCACGCGCAATGAGAGTAAGGGCGCGGTTGTGCCCGAAAGCGATCCTCGTCCCGCTTTGGATATGGGCGAGGGCTTCAAAGTCATTGAGGAAAACAAATGAAGCTGAACATCTCCGTGCGCTGCGCCTATCCGCATGTGTTTGAGGCGCGAGAAAACGCCTTCGCCAAGGACGGCACCAAGAAGTACGAATGCACCGGCCTCTTCGAAGCCAACGGTGCCGTGCACAAGGCCATCCGCGACGCCATGAAGGCCACCGCCGAACAGAAGTGGGGCGCCAAGGGCCAGCGTTACTACGAGGAAGCGCTCGAAAACAAGAACACGCGCCTCATCCAGAAGGACGCCGAACTCGGCCTCATGAAGATCACGGCCCGTCGCCGCGAAACGGACGGCGCTCCGGCTGTGGTCGACCAGCGTCTCCGTGCCATCGCCCCGTCTCAGGGCATCCCCTACGGCGGCTGCTGGATCAACATGCGCATCGACGTGTGGGCCTACGAGAACAACGGTTCCCGCGGCTTCTCCGCGACGCTTCTGGGCATCCAGTTTGTCCGTGACGGCGAGGCGCTCGGCGGTGCTTCCGCCGCGTCCACCGAAGGCTTCGAGGTGCTCGAGACCGACGACAAGGAAGCGGCTGTGTCCGACGATCCGTGGGCCTGATGCCGCGACCCTGACATAAAGCCTTCCTCCCCGGAGCGCGCGGGGAGCGGGCTTGAGTCAGGGCCGCGGGGGCAAACGATCTGACGCAGATACGGATCGGTCTGAGGCTGTGGGTTGTCATTACCCGCCTTTACCTCAGATCCCAAAGGCAGGGCATCTGCAGGTGACGAGCCATCATGTTCACGGCTCCTCAACCCTGCCTCCCCTAAGGGCCCTTCAAGTTTTTATGGAGTCTCAAATGGCTGAAAAGTTTTCACGCGAAAAGATGGAGGCGCTGTTCTCTGGCAAGAAGTACGGGCACGTCACCGTCGGCAACTTCCTTCGGGAAGACGACAAGGTGACGAAGAGCCACCGTGCACGCTGGATCGTGACCGCCACGTGCGGCTACTGCGGACACGTGTTCGAGGACTTCTTCGACAACATCCGCTACAAGGCGAACCCGTCCTGCGGCTGTCAGAACCGCATCAGCAACTGGAATAGAAGCCGCGAGCTTGACCGCATGGAAGGCACGGCTCGTGCCAAGCGCCGCGAAGAGCGCGAAGCCAAGGCTGAAGCCAAGGCGCAGAAGAAGCAGGCCAAGGCGAAGGTGACTATGAAGCGAGTCAACAAGAAGGCAGAGAAGTCCGCCGCCGTGAAGAAGGCCGATGCCAAGGCCGCCGCTCTCGCCAAGCAGGCGCAGCGCGCCTCGATCTACGTCAAGGTCGACCGCGGCGTGTGTATCGGCGACGGCATCGAGCTGACGCTCGCCCGCCTACACCAGCTGTGGGAGCTTCTCGACAAGGCCGACTGCTGTCCGGCATGGCGTGAAAACTCCAAGTCCTTCTGCCTCTGGGGCATCCGCAACGGCTACGCCCGCGGCAAGGTTCTCGTGAAGCGCGAGGACGCGAAGCCGTGGCACCCGCTCAACTGCAAGTGGGAGAACGAATGATGGCCGAAGAAGTATGGAGGGCCGTCCCTAATTACGAAGGGAAGTATGAGGTTAGCAGCCTCGGGCGTGTCAGATCCCTGCCTCACTATGTGAGGGGGCGCCATGCCAAAGGCACCCCGTTTTTGCGACTGTCGCCCGGCCGAATACTGCGTCCGGGGAGAGTTAAAAGCGGGCATGTCTCCGTCGCGTTAGGTCGCGGCAATTCTCGTCTTATCCACCAGCTTGTTCTTGAAGCCTTTGTCGGCCCAAGACCGAAAAGCATAGACGGAATGACCGTTGATGTTCTGCATATAAACGGGATCCCGTCGGATAACCGATTAGAAAACCTTAAGTACGGATCCAGAGGGGAGAACGTCAGACAAGACTTTGAAACGGGCGTACGAGCCGTTACCCCTGAGCACCAGCGGCGAATGTACGAGGGCCGTCTTAAGTCGGGAATGTATGACAGGAGAAGGAAAAGATGAGTATCGATTACAGTTTTCACGATCTAGAGTCCTACAGCGAGACGCCGATCAAGTTCGGCTCTCACCGCTACGCTCAGGACTGCGAGATCATGCTGTGGGCTTACGCCCTCAACGACGAGCCCGCCGAAGTGTGGGATCTGACGAGCGGTGCGCCCATGCCGGCGAAGCTCAAGAAGATTCTCGACGCGGCAATGGCGGGCAAGTGCTACACGGTGTGGCACAACGGGATGAACTTCGACACCGTGGTGCTCAAGGCCCACGGCTACGACATCCCGCTCCGCATGATCGTCGACACCATGGTAATGGCGTACCAGCACTCTCTTCCGGGTGCGCTCGGAGACCTCTCCGCCGTCTTCGGACTCTCTGAGGACGTGGCGAAGGACAAGGACGGCAAGCGTCTGGTCCAGCTCTTCTGCAAGCCGCGCCCCAAGAACTCTACGTACCACCGTGCCGACCGCACCACGCACCCCGAGGACTGGGCGCACTTCGTGGAGTACTGCCGCCTCGACGTAGAAGCCGAGCGAGCGCTCTTCAAGAAGATGCCGAAGTTCAACCTCAGCAAGCACGAGCGCGACCTCCAGATCCTCGACGCAGAGATCAACCGTCGCGGCATGCTGATGGACGTGGAGCTAGCCAATGCGGCCGTCGCCATTGCCGAAGAGACGCGAGTCCTCCTCGCCCGCCGCACCCGCGAACAGACTGACGGCGCGGTTGAAGCCGCGACTCAGCGCGACGCGCTCCTCTCCTACTTCGAGAGCGAGTACGGCGTGACGCTCAAGACGATGACGAAGGCCGAGGTCGAGAAGCGCATCAACGACGACACGATCCCCGAGCCGATGCGCGAGCTTCTCCGTCTGCGTCTCCAGTCGACGAAGACCTCCGTGCAGAAGTTCGCCATGCTCGCCGAAGCCGTGGGCAGGGACGGACGCCTTCGCGGATGCCTTCAGTTCCGTGGTGCATCCCGCACGGGGCGCTTCTCGGGACGTCTCTTTCAGCCGCAGAACCTCCCTCGCCCGACCCTGAAGCAGGACGAGATCGACTTCTGCATCGAGGCCGCCAAGGCGGGGACGCTTACCGCTCTCTACGACGACCCGATGGAGGTGCTGACCAACTGCCTGCGCAGTGAGATCATCGCTCCCGTCGGCAAGAAGCTCGTCGTCGCCGACTACTCGAACGTGGAAGGCCGCGTTCTTGCATGGGCCGCAGGTGAAGAGTGGAAGATCCAAGCCTTCCGCGACTTCGACGAAGGCCACGGACACGATCTTTACAAGCTGGCCTACAGCCGCGCCTTCGGCATCAAGCCCGAGGACGTGTCGAAGAAGCAGCGACAGGTCGGCAAGGTGCTTGAACTGGCTCTTGGCTACGGCGGCGGCGCTCCTGCCTTCGCCCGCTTCGCCAAGGCTTACGGCATCGACCTTCACGACATGGCGAAGAACGTCCGCGAGACCATCTCGCCGATGACGTGGCGCGAAGCCGAGGACTCCTACGAGTATTTCCTCAAGAAGAACCTGACGGGCGGCCTGCATCGCGACGTGTTCATTGCCTGCGACGCGCTGAAGAGAGCGTGGCGAGCGACCAACCCGAAGATCTGTGCGCTGTGGAACGAGCTTGGCAACGCCGTCATGCGCGTCATCGACGATCCGATGCTCGTAGAGAAGGCCGGCCCTGCCACGATCTCCCGCACGTCGGGCTTCCTGCTGGTCGAGCTTCCCTCGGGACGCAAGCTCTGTTACCCGAGCCCCTGCCCGTCGGACATCGGCAAGAAGGATTCGTTCACCTACCTAGGCATCAACCAGATGTCACGCAAGTGGGTGAGGCTTGAATCATACGGCGCAAAGCTGGTCGAGAATTATATTCAAGCGGCATCGTGTGATCTCTTATGCGACGCACTGCTCCGCCTCGACCATGCCGGATACAAGACAGTGCTGACGGTGCACGACGAAGCGATCACCGAGGCACCCGACACTGCTGACTACTCACTGGAAAAGATGTCGGCTCTCATGACTGAACTGCCCACGTGGGCTACCGGACTCCCCCTCGCCGCCGCAGGCTACGAGGCATACCGCTACAAGAAGGATTAACCAAATGTTTGACAAGACCACTCTCGCACACACGCCCTTCACCTTCGGCGTCACTCCCCGCATGGCGAAGGACGTCTGCGCTCTCGCCCACGAGACGCTCTTCAAGGAGAGCATCGAGCCTGCCCTGCTCGTCTTCGTCCGCCCGGCCATCGAGCACTTCGAGGAAGTGGCGAAGCGCGAGCACGTGGAGGATGAATACAACGTGCATTGCCGCCTCGTGGACATCCTCGCTCTTAACGAAGCGATCACGACCGACCGCGGTCGCTACAAGGATGCCTTCGAGTTCATCCGCCGCCTTCGCCGCTACGTCATCTCGGCTCTTCTCGGAACGCTCTACGGAACCCTGAATGACATCGTGAGGACGCTCGACCAGAAGGATGTCGTTGCGCTCTACACCCTCCTCCACGTGAAGACAGAAGAGATCTTCAGCTCCATCCTTACTGAGAAGGTGGCGACGGCATGAAGAAGATCGTGAAGAAGCGCGTCGGCAAAAAGCCCTTCAAGCATCGCCGCGTGGCGGCAGGCGCATACCTCTACCGCGTTCTGCCGGAGCTCGACGACGCCATGCTCGGGAACATCGAGCTGTGGGCTCGCGTCCCTCTTGACGCCATCAAGCGAGGCGAAGGCACGAAGGACAACGTCTCCAACGTGCAGACTGCCTTGACCTTCGGGTTCGTCCTTGCCGCCGCCTTTGAGAACAAGACGGAGATGCAGATGCTGATTCAGCTCGCGACGGCAGGGATCGGCGGCGCGCTCAGGCTCATCGAGAAGGGGCAGACCGGGACGGAGTACCCCGAGCTTTTCGAGCCTGTGGATGCAGCGCTCGGCGTGATCTCCGACATGCAGAGAACTGTGGAGCGAGAGGTTCTGGTGCGGTGCATCGACGCCATCAAGGTTCACAACTTCTCACTGAGAGTCAATCCGAAGTCTGCGTTCCTGATCCCTGCGGACGAGAGAGCGAAGCGCTTCATGAACCGACCGGGCCTCGCCTACATCAACGGGAAAGCCCGCTCGGGATACCTCCAGAAGAATGACACGATGAACCGCATCGAGTGGGTGTCGCCCAATGAAGGACTTCAGATCCCGATTACCAAATACACATTGATCGTTTTTGCAGAACCACTGAAATGAGATACGACCACAAGCCACGAATTGAGATACCTGTTTGTGCCCTGCACGGAGACGAGGAGTCCCTCGTCGTCAAGCCCCGCGTCGTCAAGTGCGAGCCGGGGAAGTTTCCTGAAGTCGTCGTCGACTTCGGAGACGTCAAGGGCGTAGCGCTCTCCCAGCTCCACAAGCTCGAAGACCTGATCACCAGAACCTACGACTACCGTCGTGCCCTTTACTGCCACCCCGAATTGAGGATTCATCATGGAAATCAAAGTTAAGAAGCTCCACCCCGACGCCAAGCTCCCGTGGCGCGGAACCGCTGGTGCCGCTGGGCTCGATCTCTTCTGCACGAAGAGCACCGTCATCCCGCAAGGCGAGACGGTCAAGATCCCGACGGGCCTCGCTATGGAGATTCCGAAGGGCTACTGCGGCGTGGTGTACAGCCGCTCGTCCTCTGCCGTGAGCGGCCTCATCATCACTCCGCTCATCGTGGACGCAGACTATCGAGGCGAGATCATGGTGATTGTGAGGAATGGTACGGACGGCGTGTTCGAAGTGAAGGCTGGCCACCGCATCGCACAGATCAAGATCGAGAAGCTCGAACCTACGGAGTTCGTCGAGGCCGATGAGCTTTCCGAAACTGCCCGCGGCACCGGCGGCTACGGCTCCACGGGGAAGTAAGCCATGGTCTATGAATTTCGAGCGAAGTGGTCGCGCTTTCCCAAGCACAAGCCGCCTTGCAGGGGGCTGTATCTCATCACAAGACAAAGCGAAGGAATCAGAATCAAGATTCCAAACATCAAAGTAGCCGAACTGTTCACAAAGCCTTTCGTAGATCGCGCCTACTACATCGAAGAAAACAGCACATGGATGGACACACGCTCCGGTCGGAAATACGGGGACGTGATCGCTTGGATGCCGTGGCCGAAGCCGTGCGAACCCCTGCCGGATGACTATTGGCATCCGGATCAGATAGCTGCGCGTCGATACATGGGAGAAGAAGACGAATGAACGCATTCGCCCATTGGTTCGATGCGGCGCAGCTGGAACGGGAGCGGCTGAAAAAGCTCAACCCGTTCTACCGCAACTCACTCGCGTACAAGAACCGAGCGAGACAAATCGAGACTGCGGACACTTACATCGGTCGGCACATCGGTTCGCTGATCGTGAAGAACGTCGATGGTTTCGACGTGAACAGAGCTGACGGCCAGACCACGACAGCCTTCCTTTGCGACTGTGCCTGTGGCCGAACGGATGTTCGAGTCCCCTGCACGGAGTTCTCGCGAGGGGAGTCTGCCGACTGCGGAGGCCCTGCCCATAAGAGAAGGAGAAAGAAGAATGACAACCAAATTTAAGCCCGAAGAATGGTGGCCCGTCCTTGCGCTCCACGCGTGCGGGTACACGATGTCTGTTTACGACGCCAAGGGGCTGCTGACGGTTCTATCCAAGCAACGCTGTTCGGCCAAGCAATGGAGCGACGGCCGCTTTGAGGAACGCGGCCAGCCTGCCTTCTTGGCTTCGGCAATTTCAACCCTCGGAAAAGCGCTCGAATATTCGATCCGCAACCGCACCGACTTGTGTGCTCCCGCCTTTACCGTCGGGGAGACCTTCGCGATCTACCTTGCCCTCGCGGGGAAGTCCCACTGGGCTATGCGCTTCCTTGATGCAGGCGTCGCTTCGCTGATGTCGTGCTTCTACCGCGCTCTCAACCCGGTAATGAAAGGCGCCACCCCAGAGGACGCCGAAACGATTCTTGACAGTCGAATCGAGCCAGTCATCTGGCAGATCGGCAGGGACTTTTATCTCGCCGCAGGCGGCAAAAAGGAGAAGTAAGTGACACCTGAAGGAAAAATCGTTGCCTTCCTTGTCCGCCGATGCAAGGAGCTCGGACTCTACCAGCGCAAGCTCGCCTATGAAGGCAGGCGTGGTGCGCCCGACCGTCTGATCGTCGGCTTCGACTGCTTCGCCATGATCGAAGTGAAGGCCCCGGGGCAGAAGCCCCGCCGCGAACAGGTTCGGGAGATCGAGGTGCTGCGCAACGGCGGCATCCCCGTCTACGTCTGCGACTCCACGGATGCCGTCGAAGGAATCCTCCTTGACCTGCGTGAGCGCACCGACACCAACCGTCTCTTTGCTCTTAGGGAGGGCCCGCAATGGTGAACCCTGATAACTGGAAACTGATGCTCCCCGTCGTTGCGTTGCTGCCTGCGCTCTTCCTTCCGTTCCCGTGGGATGCGGTGATGTGGGCCTCGACCTGTGTTGCCGTCTGGCTTTACTTCAAGAGGGACTGATGAGGAAGTTCACTCCGCGCCCTTATCAGGCGCTCATCATCGATGCGATCCTGAGCCGCAAGCGCATAGCAATATGGGCAGGCATGGGCATGGGGAAGACCGTGTCCACGCTCACGGCGATCAGGATCGCGCAGACGATGGGAGAGGGGCCTGCCCTCGTCATCGCGCCGGTGCGCGTCGCTCAGTCCTCGTGGCCCGATGAGGTGGAGAAGTGGGATCACCTGCGAGGTATGAAGGCCGTGTGCCTGTGCGGAGAGAAGCGCAAGCGCGAAGCCCTCGCCCGTCAGAAGGCGGACGTCTACGCCATAAGCTACGGCCTGCTCAATTGGCTCGTGGACTTCTGGGGCGACAAGTGGCCCTACAAGATCGTCGTGGCGGACGAGGCAACAAGGCTCAAGTCCTTCCGCACAAGGCAGGGCGGCACGAGAGCGAAGGCCCTTGCGACCGTCGCTTTCAAGCACGTCGACCGCTTTATCGAACTCACGGGTACGCCCGCGCCCAACGGCTACCTCGACCTGTGGGGCCAGCTGTGGTTCGTGGACGCAGGCAAGCGCCTCGGCAAGTCGATGACGGCATACCAGCAGAAGTTCTTCCGCCCCGTTCGCGTCGGCGCAGCCGCCTTCGCAGTGAGGTGGGAGATCCTGCCCGGCAGTGAGACGAGGATTCAGGAGGCCTTGAGCGACGTGACGATGAAGGTGAACGCGGAGGATTGGTTCGACCTCGAAGAGCCGATCTACTCCACGATCTCCGTCACGCTCCCCGCCGAAGCCCGCAAGATCTACGACGACATGGAGCGCAAGCTCTACGCCGAGATCGACGGGCAGGAGGTGGAGACGGCGAACGCGGCAACAAAGACGAGCGCATGTCTGCAAATCGCCAGCGGCAATCTCTACTACGAGAACGCCGACGGCATGCTCCCCGAAGCGAAGGACGCCAAGCCCTACCTCGTTCTTCATAGCGAGAAGGTGGAGGCGCTCCGCTCCATCGTGGAGGAAGCAGCGGGCATGCCGATTCTCGTCGCGTACAACTTCCGCCACGAGCTTGAGGTTCTGCGAGCCGCCTTCAAGGAAGCCCGCGTCCTCGACAAGAACCCGAAGACAATCCGCGAATGGAACGCAGGAAAGATCCCGATGCTCCTCGCGCACCCGGCTTCATGCGGACACGGCCTGAGCCTGCAGGACGGGGGCAACATCCTCGTCTTCTACTCGACCAACTGGAATCTCGAAGAGCACGACCAGATGGTGGAGCGAATCGGGCCGACACGACAAGCGCAGTCAGGGCACCCAAGGTCTGTGTTTGTCTATACCATCGTCGCCAAGGACACGCTCGATGAGGCAGTCCTTGAGCGCATCGCAACGAAACGGAATGTCATGGACATTCTTTTGGAAAAGAAAAACGGAGGCTGATCATGGCACTCAATCTTGAAAAACTTGTGACGCGAGCGCAGATTGCCGAGGCTTTCGGCGTGTCGACCAAGACCGTAACCCGCTGGGTGGCAGCGGGAAAGTTCCCTCCTCCCATTCACGTGCTCGGCACCAGCCGCTGGCGTGAAAAGGACGTGACGGATTATGTGGCCCGTCGAGAGACCATCGCAAGACGCGGCTTCGCAGTGCGTTAAAATTACCTGCAATGAGCGCACCCCGGCAGGAGATCCTGCCGCCAACCTAGAGTGCGCAATGCTCAACACACTTCAGTCTCTCTTCCCGCAAGGCGCAGAACGCGCCTTCGCGTACATCGGTGGCGTCGTCGGAAGCCTCGCATCTTTTGCTTTCGGCGACGTCGGCCCGCTTCTCACTTGGCTCGTCATCTTCTGCGTGGCCGACTTCTTCCTCGGCTCCGCAGTCGCCAGCTATCGCCACGAATGGTCTAGCCACAAGAACTACATGGGCATCTTGAAGAAGGCCCTGATGTTCCTCATCGTGGCTTTATCCCACGGTTTGGACATGCTGTTCGAGCCTCTCATCCATTTTCAAATCTTCGAGTCGATCACGATCTGCGCCTATGCGGCTGGCGAGTTCGGCTCCCTGATCAAGAACCTAGAGTACGGCGGCTTCGGCGGGGTTGTCCCTCCTGTGCTCCGCCGCGTCATCCACACCTTGAACGAGCGCCTAGAGGAAAAAGCGGACGCGGCGCTTGAGAGCCGCGGCCTCAGCAAAAAGAAGGAGTCCAACGATGGAATATAAAAACTTCACGGCCTACCCTGTCGAGCTTGCCGCCGACTTCATCGAACAGTGGGAGGGCTTCCGTGAGCGCGCCTATCGTTGCCCTGCGGGCGTCCTCACCATCGGCTTCGGCCACACCGGAACGGACGTCCACGAAGGCGACACGATCACGTACCACGAGGCCTACGACCTGCTCGTGGAAGACCTCAAGCGCTACTGCGCAGGCCTCGCCCGCTGGGTCAACGTGAAGGTGACGGCCAACCAGTTCGTGGCGCTCCTCTCGCTCGCGTACAACATCGGCGTGGACGGCGTCGTCCACAAGTGCCCGAAGCTCCTTCGTGCGCTCAATGCCGAGGACTTCGATGAGGCCGCCCGTCAGTTCCTCGACGTCACCAAGGCCAACGGCAAGGTGCTTCCGGGACTGACCCGCCGCCGCAAGGCCGAGGCGGAGCTTTTCCTGAGAGAAGAATGAGCAAGCCGTTCGTTGTTATCGGAGCTTGTGTCATCAGCTTCGTCGTCGGCTACGCCCACTCCACTGCCAAGTGGGAGGCGCGGGTGCAGACGTCGGAGCTTGAGGCCGCCGTGGCACGAGCGAACCAAGGGAGAAAAGACTATGCAAAACTCGTTGAAGCACAAAACCAAATCGCTTCTCTTCGCCGTGATGCTGACCGTCTCGACGCTGACCTGCGCAGGGTGCAGCGCTCCGCAGAAAATCGAGTGCGAAAGGCCAGCGCCTCTGCCTGCCGAGATGAGCGAGCCGCAGTCGCCCGGTGCGAGAGCCTTCTCAGAGAAAGTTCGGAACTTCTTGCCGAAGGCGGAGAGCTACTTCAGCGAAACGCCGCTGTACATGACGCCCTAGTCCAGCTGGTACAATAGCGTTATCTCCTCCTTAGAGAAGTGGTCAACGAATGGGGGAATGCCTCGCGAGTCCGTACAGCTCGCGGGGCTTTCTCTTTTGTGCTACCATTCTGGCTCTAGGGAGCGGAGGGGTTTTCAAAAATTTGCCTTTTTGACCTTCGCTTTCCTAGACGGAATAACAACACCGCACAAGCCTAGATCTCTGGTTATCCGGAGAGCTGCACTGGGATAAGGCGTCATATCTCCAAGCCAGTGGATGCTCACTCCGTGCGGTTACCTCCTTCGTTTACGAACAAGAAATTGCCCCGCTGGCTTTTGCCTCGCGGGGCTTTTCTTTTATACGTTCGGGAGAAGGAAGTCCGCCCACTCCTGAAGGAGCTTGCGCCTCTGCTCCAGCAGGTCATCACGCTGGTAGGCACGGAAGACGGCGTTGCCCACGGCATGCATCAGGCACTTCTCCGAGACCACGAAGTTCTTCTCGTTCTTCGCGCACCAGTCGGAGAACGTGGAGCGGCACCCGTGGAGCGTGAAGGGCTTGTCTTCCGTAGAGAGCGAGGCCGCCACGTTCGACAGACTCGTGGGCGATATGTGCGCACACCCCCTTCCGGGGAAGAGATGCTCGCTCGATGTGTCCAGGCGCTCGAGCAGGCGCTGCGCCTGACGCGACAGCGGCACCACGTGGGGGACGAGCTTCCCGTCCTTGCGCCGCTCCGGAGGAACGGAGAGCGTCAGCTCCTCAGTGTCGATCTCCGACCACTTCGCCTCCAAGTACTCCTGCCTGCGCCCAACCGTAAGGATTCCGAAGAGGATGGCGAGCGAGTTCTTGGACCCATCCGCCCAGAGCCTTTGCGCAAGGCTACTTAGGTCCTCCGCGGAAAGCGCGGCGTGGTGCTTGGCAGGCTTCGCACGGCGAAGCGTCGACGGCGACGGCAACCACATCTTGAGGCGGGCCCACGCGGCGGGGTTGAGCTCTATGTAGCCTTCCGTCACCGCGACGTCAAGGATGTTGGAGAGCCTTCCCTGAAGCTCCTCTGAGGCACTGGCACTGTCCTCCCACGCGGGCTCAAGCGCCTCGACAACCGTGCGCGTAGAGATCTCGTCGAGCTTGTGCTTTCCAAGCAACTTGACAAGGCGGTCGAGCGTTTTCAACCACGAACACTCCGTATTGTCGCCCCTGAATTTCCTGATCTTGAAAATGCGTTCCACGGCTTTCGGTGCGAACTCCGCGAAGGTCACCATCTTGGCACGCTTGGCCTCCGCCACTGCCTCCGCCCTCCTCGCTTCCTTTTCTGCAAGCGGGTCGATGCCTCGGTCAATCTGGAAGCGGGCGGCGCTCGCCTTGCCGAGTATGGACGAGACAGCCTGCCCCTCGACAGGGCCGAAGCCCATCTCGCGGCGGCGGCCGTTGAGCTGGTATTTGAAAACCCACGAGCGGGACGTGGCCGTCACGCGCACATAAAGACCGCGCTCATAGCGGTGCATGCCGATGGGGAGAAGAAGGAGATTTTTAGAAGTTGGCTTCATACTGCGCTCATACACTTGGATGTGCCCTGAAGGGGTGCGTTGTCCCTATAAGGTACACATGGGAGATCGAAAGTGCGTGTCTTTCAAGCCTTTTGTCCCTTGTAGTCCGTCTCAGTCCCGCTGCACAATACCCACTACACGCGCGTCGAAGTGTTGCAGGAGAAGGATTACAAGAGTGTGTAGCTGAAAATCACACACTTATTCATACGCAGAAGTATAGGGCACAGAGTGACGAGCCGCAAGCCGAGAAGTCGAACGGATACTAGAATATTGAGAAAGGAGACCTCACTATGCCGAGCCGCACCGACCTTCTTTTCACCATTGCCTTCTTCGCCTACGCAATCCTCGGTGGTTGGCTATGCGTGTCCACCGATTTCGCCTGGTGGGCCTTGGCCTTGTTCGCCGCGCCTGCCGTCTATTACGCGGCGTTGGTTGTTTGCAGCGCAAGTGAAAGCCTGATGGGCCTTTATTTTGTGGTATTTGGTTGCGCCGTCGGCACGGTCCTTCTGATCCTTCTCGGCAGGCTCCAGTAGCGGCGGCCAAAAGAAATCCCCGCGAAGCTACGGACGCAACGCGGGGCGTGCAGCTATGTGCTTGCCTTCGCAGGGATGAATCCTGCGTAGACGCCGAGTTCGCCTTTCGCCGCTATTTGTACGGTTTCTCCTTTTCTTACGGGGACCGTCACTTTTGCTACGCCGTATGAGTGAACCGAAGTAGAGCCAGTCGTACACGACACATCTGCCACACCCCCGCCCGCCTCACCCGCGTGAGTCTCGCCACTAACGAAAACAAACCCATCAGCAGGAGCAACGTACTCGTTCCACCATTGCTCGGCGACAACAGGAATGTCGATCTTTTGACTGGACGGGAAGGCGTTCATTGCCGAAGCCTTGCCGAATGCTCGGAGGAGATCCTTATTCATAAGAAGCACCTCCGAAGCAAACGTTAAGAGCCGATGTATGGGTAAAAGCGGATGTGCGCCTTGATGTTCTGAGCAGCTCCATCGATCCACACATACCAGTGAATCGTTTCGCCCTTTCGGCAAGGAGTCTCAAGAACCGGCCACGTCTGCCCGTAGCTCCCAACGAACCCACAGTCGAGCTGATCTCGTCGAACCGTGAGGTTGTAGTAGGCGTAGCCTTCAGCGGGCTCACACTGAATAACGAACACGCCGTCGCACGGAGGAACGTAAGTGGTTGCGTTAACATTCTCATACCCTGTCGGGAACGAGATGTCAGTTGCAATATGGCGCCCTGCGACGACACTCTTATGCGATCCGCGATAGGCGTCAAAGCACGAGTTAAGCAGGTTCTTAAGCATGGTACAACCCTCCAAAAGAGCTGTGCCACAGGATTTTTACCCCCCCCCGACAGAAGGAAAGAACCGCATAAAGTTAACTGGCATGCCGTCACAGTATGCTAAGCGAGCCGTCTCTCCCTTGCGAACAGGGATATACCCTTCAGGATTTTGTCCAGCGTTTGGGATTGCCTGCACTTGCGACACAGATGCGCCAAGCGAGAACCATTGATTCACTGCGTTCGACCGCACACCTAAGCAGATATATCCGTTTTGAGGCGCGACAAACGTCTGACTGTTGAAGTCAACGAAGTCCCCACGTGGGCAAAATGCCTTGGCACCACCGCTGAGAATAGCGGCACGAAGTTGATCCTTGATACTCATGCCGCTACCTCCATGCGAGCGTTGTTACAAGCTACCCTCGGAATAAACGAACATCGCCTTTCCTTGAATGAACCTATCGCCGTACACGGCGTATTGACACTCTTGCCCCTTCCTACAAGGGACAAAGCATCTAGCCCACGTCTTTGAAGGATTCGATGACAACTGCTGGCAGGCAAAGCCAGAAAAGACTTCGGCACAAGCCTCGGCCGTTGCATTAACCCATAGGGCAAGATACCCGTTCGCAGGTGCGACGTAAGTTCTGGCCCCAGCCCCCGTGGACGCACCGAAAGATTCGAGATCAACAGTTTTCCAACTCGGGAACGCGAACCCGCTACCAGCCTTGGCAAAGTTTCGGAGGTAGTCTTCAAGCGAAGCCATAGCGCACCTCCGAAACGATTGCGAGACAGCGTCGGAAGGTATCGTTTATGCCCCCCCCCGATAACTTTAATGAAGTGCAAACTGTCAATCGTGATGTCCATACCAAATACTCTTACTTCGTGGCCTTTTGTAACGGGTGTAATTGTTGCGACACCGCCTGTCGCAAACCACGAACCGTTAAAATTCTCTGTTCCACGGAGATGTTCTAAAGAAAACCACGGGGCGCCACCTTGATTTGCCCCTTTTGTGGTAATCACGCGAATCGCACAATAGCCTGTGATAGGGGAAGGTACGCTAAATCCGCGTTCGGGAATCTCCGTGGGAACGGCTACATCAATCACCCCTTCGCTCATGCTCATGCCCTCAACCGCTCCCGAAAGGATCGCAGTCCTAAGCAGGTCTTTCTGTGTAGCCATCACCCCCTCCTGTACATCTGTGCCTGCATGGCACGAGCATCAGCCTTCTGGCCGCACTCGTACTCAATACAAGCGGGAATCGTCGGATACTCGACGAAAGGAAAGCCCTCGACCGTCGGCAGATCTCGAAGAGCCTCACGATAGGCCAGAACCTCAGTACGCTCCTGATCAGTCAGAGCCTCACGAGAAGCCTTCGCAGACTTCTTGACCGTCATGTCCGGCATCTTGATGTAGTCGTCCGTGTCAGAGAGGCGAGCATTGCGCTCGGCTCGAACTTCGGTTGCATATCGCTCGGTGACAAACGCATCGTCGTTCTCGGGCAGAGAAGCGGCGGCGTAGTAGCCACCATCCGCAGAGCGGAAAAGTTCACCCGGACGCTCCTTCGCAGTGACCCACGTCAGGACGCGACCATCAATCTCTTCGTCCTTGCACTCATACCCATTGGCACGAGCCCACTCAAGATCGAGCGGATCAACAAAGCAATGGACGAAAGGGCTGGCACTGTGCGCCATCACTTTCCCAGTCCTGTCAAAAACGACATAGCCGCCCACTGGCGAGGACAGAGCCTCGTTCAGGTATTCGGCTTTCACTTCGGAAAGAGTTTTCATTCCTTGATCTCCTCCTTTTTCTTCAGTTTTTCTACTTCGGCTTCAAGCTCACGAATGCGGTTTAGCAAAATCGCTGAAAGCACCAAGGGGTATCTGAGGCCGAGCTCATCGATATAGAAATCCTTCGGCATCTCCTCGTTGAGCTTATCGGCCAGCTTTTCGACCGCGGAACAAAGCAACTCATATTTAATATTCATCTCAGCTCCTTATTGCGGCACGGTGCCGCCGAACTCAACGATCAGTTCTTTCAGCGCAGTCTCAAGCTCGGACGTATCCAGCTTGGCGGGGAGAGACGTGCTCTTAATTGCGTTGACTTCCGTTCGAAGCGCGGCTACGTCTGTCACCTCGGATTCCTTCGCCATCCCGACGCCGCCTGCGGTCACTCCGTCGCCGACCACTACTCGCTTCTCGGACTCGTCCCAGTAGATCGAGCCGCTCGCTAGCGTCGCGTTGTTGAACGCGGTTTTGCCTGCCACAGTCACGCGGCTAATTTTCAGGTTCTGTGCATCGGTTGCCATCACGCACTCCAGTTGCCAAAGTCGATGTTTGCCTGGGCCATGGAGCCGAGGCCCAAATTGGTTCTTGCCTGCGCCTTGTCAGGCAGATCGGAAAGGTTCTTCGCCTTCGCGAGCGGGTCGCCCACGGACGCGACGGCATCCTGAGCCTTCTTCGCATCGGCCGCCGCAGAAGCAGCGGAGCTTGCCGCCGCCGTCTCAGACGCCTTGGCCCCCGTGGCAGAGTTGCTTGCCGCAGTCGCCTTCGACATAGCCGTAGCGCTTGCCGTCTCGGCGGCTTTCTGGGCATTCACTGCCGCCGCCTTCGCAGACTCGGCGGAAGTCTTTGCACTCGTGGCGGAGGCGCTGGCGGATTCTGCGGACGTCTTTGCCGACTCGGCACCCTTCTTGGCCGCTTCGGCCGCCGTTTGAGAAGTCGCCGCGGCATCCGCCGAAAGGCCCGCCTGACGGGCGCTCTCTGCCGCCCCAGTCTCTGCCGTCTTGGCGCTTGTCTCGCTTGTCTTCGCCGCGGTCTCTGAAGCTTTGGCGGCGCTTGCAGACGCACTGGCCTCGCCGGCCTTCGTAGTCGCCGTGCTTGCCGCAGTCTGCGCCGCGCCTTGCGCGCTTACGGCGGCCGCCTTGGCGGACTCCGCGGCAGTCTTGGCGGTAGCAGCGGACTGGCTCGCAGACGTCGCTTCCGCCGCCTTGGCCGTGGCCGTCTTCGCCGCATCAAGCGCGCCCTGTTGGTTGGCCTGCACGATGGATGCTGCCTCCTCCACGCGTTCGATCGAGGCGTTGAGGTCCGTCACGACGCCCGCGGCATCCTTCACCACTTCGATGTTGTCCGCCACGATCTTGACCGAGGCAATGTCGGTTGCCGTGGTCTTGACGTAGGCGAGGCTTCCGTTCACCGTGACGATCGCTTCCAGATTCTCTGCAAGCGCGTCTGCGTGCTTTGCAAGCGTCTTGACCGACTCGATGTTTTCCGCCACCTTGGCGATCGTGCCGCCGGTGGGCGTGTAGGCCGGAACATCGTCCACGTTGAAGAAGCCGAAGTCGTGGACGTTGGGATGCGCCTCTGCGCCGACGAACTCAGCCGCGACGACTTGAATGGCATTGCTGTGCTCAGCCGCCTCGCGAATGGGGCCAATGTTCTCGGCATCGGCCTTGATGTAGGAAAGATTATTGGCAACGACAGTGAGGTTCGGCTCAACCGACGAAACGTAGTTGGCCGTTTCTTTGGCGGCATCAGCAGACGCCTTAGCACCCGCCGCAGAAGAGGCGGCTTCTTGGGCTGATGCGCCTGCGGCGCTTGCCTGCGCCTTTGCCTCGTCACGAGCGCTAAAGACCTCATCAGCGAAGTTTTCTACATTGCCCTCGTAGAACTCGGGGGCGCGTGCGCTACGCTTGGCCAAGTCCAGAACCTGCTGGACGAGAGCGCAGTTTTTATCCCACGCCTTGTTAAGGTCGTCGGGGTTGAACGCGCCCTGCGCAGTCAAGCCGAGGCCCTGCGTGTACGGGATGGCGGAGATAATGACCAGCTTGACGCCGTGGGCAAGCGGGGAGTTGAGCGTAACCACGCCGCCTGCGGTGTCGTTGAGGCGGACGCTGTAGAGATTCGAAGCGAGGATTCCGTCGCTCGTGACAACGGAAACCTCGTCCGAATTGAAAATCTTGAAGGGAAAGGAAAACGCGACGCTCGAACCATCCCCAACATAAACCGAACTCCTTCGGCTTTCCGTTGAGATCATGGAAGATTCCTAATTTATTCGCGCTCCATTCCCTCGATTTTACCCTATTTGCTCTTGTAGCCCGTGGCAAGGACGAGCGGGTTGTCCGTCTTGTCGTCGTTAACCAGAGCGTTGTAGCCCGAGATCGTTCTATTGAGCTGTGCGGACGGCAGGCCTCCAAGATCACCGAGGAAGTTGACGAGCGCCTTTGCCAGCGCCGCATCCGCTTCACCCTGCTGAACCTGCTGGCCGAGCGCGAGGAAGTCCGAGATTGCTCGAAGCGAGGACGGACCGCGGTATGCGTAGATCTGCTCGCCGCTTACAAGGCCTGCGATCCCTGCCGCCTCCCTCACGCCGAGGAGAGTGCCCATGGTGAACTCGATGGAATTACCGCCCACGAAGCGAACGCTCTTTTCGAGGAAGCTCGAATCGTCGTCACCGTCGTCACCGTCGTCGCCCGGAGTAAGTGCTTCGCGAAGGAGGGCTTCGATGCAAGGCTGAAGAACGAAGATGGTGGCAATGTTCGTCCATGCCTTCACCCTGTCCTTCTCGCCCAAGTAGTTCACCATGCCGAGATTGAGCGCCGTACCCATGTAGGAGTAGAAGGACGTGAAGATGCTCATCACGCGGCCCTGCTCCATCTGGGAGCGATCCTTGACGGAGCCGGAGCCCTGCGTGGCAATCACCGTCTGGTCGGCAATGCGGGCGGCGTTGGCCTGAGACTCGCCGCGAGCTACGGCCTCCTCGAAGGCCGCCTGCCACACGGAGTAGTCGACCACGCCCTGCACGGCCATCATCATGCCGTATGCAAGGCGCTTGAACGTCTCGACCTTTTCGTGGCGGGACTCGACAATCAGGTTGCTCACCTCGTCAATTTCGCGGATGCGAGTTGTAGAACGCATCGCCATCGTCTTGGAGAGGGCGTTTGTTTGCGCCACGATGTTCTTGCGGTCGGCCACCAATCGGGCCAAGCCTCGAAGAACGGGAGCCACGCCGACCTCGGTAGTCGCCGTAATGAGGCCCGTGGTCTGCACCAAGGCGGACACCACGTTGAAGCCCAAGCCCGAAAGCGAAACGTTTCGACGGATCATGCCTGCCCAATGGTCCGAGGCCTGCTGCCCCGCGATCCTGCCGTCGAAGGCAATCTGTTTGATCCAGTCCTGCACGATCTTGGAGGCGTCCGCGCCGAAGTAGTCCGTGAGTTTCTGGCCAAGGCCCGGATGCCACACGCGGGCTGTTTCCTTCTCGATCTTCCCGTCGCGAATCGTCTCGATGGTCTCGACGGTCGTCACGCCACGATACAAGCGGTTCGCGTCCTGAATGAACTCTCGCCACATGATGTCGTGGATGATCTCGCGCATGCCCGCAAGCGCGCCTTCCGTATCGAGCTGAACGGCCATGCCCGTCTCGCCTTCAAGCATACGAGTCTTTGTGTACGTCCTCGACGTCTGCGCAGAGACCACGCCTGCTTCCTTCTGGGCGTCCAGCTCCGTCTGGAGCTGGCGAAGACGAGCTTTGTCGGAGATCTCGGGATCGTAGGTAATCGGCACGTAGCCGCCCTTGAGTTCGACCGTAGCGCCATCGACAGACTTGATGGCGATAGCCTGCGGCTCTACCCATTCGGGCTCCATGCCGTCCATGGCACGGTAGACCTTGGCGGACATGACACGGAGGGATTCGAACACGTCCCAAATCCTCTGCACGCGCTCCAGCTCGTCCTTCGTGAGAAGCCCCATAAGCGTTGTCACGTCTGCAAGCGTCAGTCCGTTGCCCTTCTCCAAGCGGTTCAAATTGCCCGCGTTGCCCGCGTTAAGGGCAATGGCGAAGAGGTTGTGGCGGCTGTACCTCACGCCCTTGTACGTGATCGTCTTCTTATTCCACTCGTTGATCTTCTTCGTCATCGGGGCGAAGATGTCGAGGACTCGTCCGGCGATCTCCTGTCGAAGCGTCTTCTCTTCCGCGTCAATGTCGTTAGCTCGCCAGATAAGCGCCTTCGTCAGCGGGCCTTCCTTGCCCTCGATGATGCGGATGAGCGAAGCGAAGCGCATGTGCTGGTAGAAATAGCGGAACAACATGCCCTTGCGCTTTCCCCAGATATTGGTCTCCGTCGCCTCCCTCGGCTTCTTGTCACGGTTTTCGGCCAGATTGCGGTCGGTGATGTCGAGCGTTTCTGCGGCGGCCTCGTACTTCGTGGCAATGCCGAGAGCCTTCTCGCTTCGGCCCTGTCGCGCCATCTGCTCGAAGAAGCGGTCAAGTGCGCGAATCTCGCCCACGGTGAGCGTCTCCCACGGGCCGCGATAGTCGCGCAGTTTCTCAGGCAGGGCGTTGTACGCCTCCACGATCTCGGGATGCTCATTGACAAAAGCCGCGAGCATCGGCGCGTCCTTCGACGGATTGCCGATGGCGTAGCCAAGGCGTCCGAGGAAAAGCAGGATTTGCTCCTTGTACGCGCCGTCCATGTTGTCGGACTTGAGGAGCTTCTTGCATCGTCTGCCGAAGCGCTTCGCCATTTCCTGAGCCTTCTTGATCTCGACAACCGTCGTCTCTTGGATGAGCTGTGCCTGCTTCGCCTCAGCCGCCTCGATGGGCTTGCCTTCCTTGAAGAGCTTCTCAGCCTTCCTTGCGGCGCGACGGGCGGCGGCACTGGCCGCACCCGGAGTGAGGAATTTGAACGTGCCGTTCGGCCTTACTTCGGCAAACGTCATGCGACCGACGTTCTCGCGAGCGAAAGCCGCAACAGCACTACGGAGTTGTTCTGCGTTCCTCATCGCACCACGCAGAGCCGCCGTCTCGGTCGCAAGGACGCGAAGGCGCGTGGCCGTGTGGATAGCGCCGGCGGCTACCTTGCGGAAACCCTCTTCAGTCGCGGCCTCTCCATGGCGCAGCCTGAACTCCTGCTTCGCCAGATACTCGGCATGCTTGACGGCATTAACCAAGGACACGGCTCGCATCGCCAACATCAGCTGGTCGAACGAGTCGAAACCAAGAAGGTCTATCGCCTCCTGCTTGCCGACAACCGTAATGGGCGGCGGGGTGCGCTTCTTGCCGTCAGGCGTGGCCTTGTCGTCTTCAAAGGCGACCTGCTCATCCGTGTCCTGCGGCTTGTCCTCCACGGTCTTGTCAGGGCGGTAGTCCAGCTGGCGCTTGCGGATGAACGTCTTGTCCTGCTCGCTTACCTTCGGATCTTCGAGAACGCTCGGGTCGAGCTTCAAGCGAATGCGCGTTCCGTCCTTGCCCTTGATGCCATAGTAGGAGAAGGCGCGGAGGGCGCGGTAGCCGGGAATGGACGTGAGCTCTTCCTTGAACTGGTTGAAGATGTTTCGGTACTCAGTCTGAACGCCCTTCGTTTCTCTTGCGAGCTTATCGTTGATGGTCTGCGCGTCCTTCTCAGACGCCTCAAAGAGCTTGCCGCGAGCCTCTGCGGCGGCATCGTCCTTGAGCGCCACGAAGAGAGCGAACTCCTCGGGCGTCATGCCCTGCTTGACAAGGTCGTCGTAGAGGTCGTTGTCGTTCATGCGGTCTCGAGCTTCGGCAATGGCTTCGTCCACGGCGAAGAGTCGGTCGTAAAGGCTGATGACTTCGGGAGACATGGTCACGCCAAGCTGGGCGGCCTCCGTGTAAAGCTGTCGAAGCCAGCGGCTCACGTAAAGGAAAGCCTTCCCGAGCTTGCTGTTCTCGTTTGCAGGCAGATTGCCTTGGCGGAGATACGCCTCGAAGCCGCGAGCAAACTTCTCGTGGCCTTCGCTCATGCCGCTCTTGTCGAGGTTCTGCCACGACTTGATCTTCTCGGCAATGGCCTTGCCCTTGAGAGTGGGCACGGCAAAGTCGAGAACGTCGGAAACGAGGTCGAGCAGTTTCTGCTCCTGCCCCGTCGCATTGCGCTTATTCGCCGCCATGGTGGCAAGCGCGGCAGACGCACGGGCAATCATCGTGTCGAGCCAGTAATGAGCGGACTCGTGGAGGAACGTGGAGACGTTCGACTCCTTAAAGAGACGGATCGTGGACTCGGTTCGGGCATGCGACTTCGGATCAAGGATGCCCTGCGTGTACTCGCCGCGAGTCACTACCTTGCCGCGCTTCTTGCCTTCCTTCTTCTTGCCCTCGGGATCCTTGCCGTCGGGTGCAGGCGCACCGCCATCGCCTTCGTCCTTCGCGCCGTCGTCCTGATGGAGCGTTTCGCCCTGCGGGCCTTCGGCTCGCTCCACGCGGACGGGGTTCGCCGCAAGAAGTTCGGCAGGCGTCATGCCCGAAATCTCAGCGAGGTTTTCGAGAATGGACGCCTCAATCGCCATCTGGGCGTCTACCTCGTCCTTGCCCTTGCCAGCGGCCAAGAGCTGTTCGCGCATCGGGGCAAGAGCGGAACGTACAGCCGCTCGGGACTCGTGGCGATCCTTCTCGTATGCCACCTGCTTGGAGACAAGCTCGCGCACCTTCTCTTCCAAGCCGGGTGCGAAGTTCTTCTCGAAGAGCTGTGCCTCCTCAAGCGACATGGCGTCGTCGCCGAAGCGACCCTTGCGCACGATCTCCTTCGCAAGCTCGGGATTGGCAGACGCCACTTTCAGAAGCTCCGCCATCGTGAGCTTGATGTCGCCGCCCGTCAGCTCCGCCTCGTCCCACGTCTTCGCTACGTCGGGAGCGGCCTCGAAGATTTCCTGCTTGAAGGTGCGAACGTCCTCGGGGTTGACGGTGATGCTCTCGCCCGTCGTGCCCTCCACGGCCTTCTGAGCCTGCTCGGCGAAAGCCTCGGGAGCCTGCTTGGCGAACTCAGACTGCGCCTGCGCATCGATCATGCGCTCCGCAGTGTCGGCACGCTTGATTGCACGAGCCGCGGCAAGGCGCTCGGTCGTCGCCTGACGAATGATGCTGGAGCGCATCGACATGATGTCGACGGGGGCAGTCGTCGCGCCACTGAACGCTTCGAGAAGGATGTCCGCAGCGGACGCCTCTTCGCCGATGGCTTTAGCGCCTAGGTATTCGCCAGCCGCGCCGCCTGCCGCATCAAGCGTGGCATGCGCCACCAAGTCCTCGGCGTGCGGGAACCATGGCGTCGCCTTGGCGATTGCTTTCTTGAACTGAGGGTTCTTCTGCGCGAAGCGCCCCGTCGCATCAAGGATGCCGCGAGCCTGCAGAAGTCGGGAGGCGGGGCGAAGCGTGAACGACGACATGCCCGCGGTCAGGCTGTCGAACGTCGCCACGGTAATGCCGCGGACAAGCGCCTTCGAGCCAATTTCCTGCATCAGCTCGGGATTGTTGAGAGCGGCTCGGATCTGATCGTAGCTGGTCAGGTCGACGCCCTTCTCTTGCAAAAGCTCCACAACCTTGGAGCCGTATTCGTTCTGGAAAGAAGTGTTGCCGATGGCGCCCACAGCGAGGAGCGGACTTATGGGCGCGGCAAGCCCTGCGCCTACGTAGCCCTCCGCCCCCATCGCGAGAGACTGAAGCGTCACCATCACGCCGATGTCGATCGGATGCTTGGCCATCTCCGCCATAACCTCGGTCGCATCCTTGCCCTCAAGAGCCGCCACGGTTGCGTTCTGCGAGATATGCTGGATTTCTTCCGTGGCGGCCATGAGCGCAATAGCCGCCTCGTTGCGCCTCTGCTCCACCTCGGCCTTGCGCTGGAGATCCCGCTTGCGCATCGTGTTGAGGAAAGGCGAGTCAGCCTTCTGCGCCCATTTCGTCAGGAAAGTCGAGTCGAAGCTGTCCGACGTGGCAGTATCAGCTTCCGAGTCCAAGTCGTAGGCGGAAAGAAGGTTAATGTCCTCCGCATCCGGCATGACGGATTCGCCCGCCGCTTCGTTCTGCGCCTTCTGCGCTCGGCCCTGGGACCACGAGGCCGCGAGCTTGCCGAAGACCGTAAGACGCCCCCACTCCTCGGGCTTGTCGTAGAGGAGACGGGAGAGAACGGCATCCGCCATCAGGTTTCGCGTGAACGGATCCTGAGCCGCATCCACCGCCATGTTCGTGGCGAAGCGTCGGTTCAGGTCCTCCATGGTGTCGACCGTGGTCGGCATAGGCTCGCCGAACCCGCGTGAGAGGCGATAGGCGCGGGCGGCCTGATCGGCTGTAAGCTCGCCCGCCGTCGTCATGTTCTGCACAGCCGCATCCGTCTTGGCGGCTTCGGTGAATGCCTTTACGGCGTCCTTGTAGTCAGTCATATCTTTCCTTTCTAGAAGCCTGCGTTCTCGGGAGCGGTGCGCGAAACGTCATCCAGATCCTCGGGCTTCGCTTCTGCGGGGGCCTTGGGTCTGGACGTCTTGATGCCGTATGCCTCCAGACGTTCGTCTTCGCCCTGCTTCTTCAGCATGTAGATGTGGAGCAAGACAAAGTTGTCAGGCACCCTGCCTTGGTTCGCCTCCCTGTAGTCGTTGATGATCGCCTGCCTGTCCCTGATCGGGACCGCATCGTCAGGAACGGGAGACCGCGGGTCGTTAAGGTACCTGTAGTAGAGGGAGATGATTCGCGGATCGTCTCCGTTGAACTCGTCGTCGGGTGCGCCAATGCACTTGGCCAGAGCCCTCTTGACGTCGGGGTGAATATCCGACGGCTTGAAGGCGGCAATCGTCCTGTTCTCACCCGTGGAGGAGCTGAACCACGCGCCGTTATACGTTCGGCGGATCGAGCTAAGAGCCGACTCGATACTGCTGTCATAGTCCATCTGCGAGAGCGGATTCTTAACGCCTCGCTCAAGCGCGAGCGGACGCATGGTGTCGATGCCGATTTGGAGAAGCGCCGCCTTGCGTTGCTTGCCTTCGGGAGAGGTGATGTCAATCCTGTGCATCGTGGCGTATCGTTCGACGGCGGCACGAACGTAGTCGAGCTTGAGATCGCCGTTGGACGGGCCGCCCGTTCCAAGGATGGAGCGTCGTCTGTCGTGGAGCATCCCCCAGTCGGACGGAGAGAGGTCAGCCTTGAGAAGCAGGAAATCCGTCTCGCTCATGCCTGTCAGCCTCTGCGGGTTCTCTACGAGATCCATAAAGAGCTTTGTGTCGGAAACGGTGAACTTCGACACGCTGTTGTGCCGGGCACGCTCAAACTGAGAGCGCTGCGTCGGGGAGAGCGCCGAAAGGTCGACGCCCACCAAGCTCATGTCGCCGTTCTCCATGCGGCGCATGGCCTCGCTAACCGCGGCGGAAGACTTCACGTCTCGCATCTGCTCCGCCTTCTGCATGTCTGAAGCGATCTGCACGGCGATCTTCTGAACCAGCTCCTCGGACGCACCCTTCGGCGCAATGCGCCGGGCCATGGCGTAGATCTCGCCCGCCGTTGTCTGCGTGGCCGCCCCGTAGTTGGCCTTGTAGAAGTTGCGGGCCTTCGTGAGCTTTGCCTTCTCCTCGGGCGTCATGAACTCTACGAGACTCGCAGGAGAGACTTTGTCCTTGCCGTACTTCTGCTCGGCGGCTTCCTGAGCCTTATTCAGGCTGTCAGAACTGCCGAACGAAAGCGCGATCATGGCTCCGTCCTCACCGCCGAATTGGGTAATGGCAGAGTTGATGGCATCCTGCCAGCGCTGGACCTTATGCTCTTCGTCATCAGGCAAGCCCGAATCGCCCGTGAAGCGGTTCACCATATCGAGGGTCGGCGACAGAGCCTTCCCGATAAGAGCCGTAGACGTCTTCTCAGCCTGCAGCATGCCTGCGCCCATATCGCCACGCGTCTTCACGACGTGAGCTTCGACGGCATCGTTAACCTTCTTGCGCATGCCGACGAGGAGATTTGCGTCCATGCCACCCACAGCCAAGCCTGCCTGCAAAGCCGAGGCCGCCCCATACGGATTTTCCTGCGCAATAAGCGTATCGATGCGAGCCTCCAGTGCCTTGGAGTAGGCGACCTGTGCCTGACGCTTGACTGCGTACAGGATGTCCGGACTCTTGATGTCTGCGCCGTTCTTGCCTGCAAGGCTCAGGTAGTTGTCGTAGATCTGAGCGTACCCGCCACGGAGGTTCAGACCGTGAGAGACTTGGTCGGCCGCGACGTTCGCAGCAGTCTTGACGGCGTTGATTTCAGCGTTGCGGTACTCCGCGCCTTCATGCGTGTAGAGCTGGCCGATGAAGCCGCGGCGAGTGCCTGCGATCTTCTCCTCCGCGAGCTTGCGCGTCTCGGGATCAAGCCCGCTGAGAAGCTCACGGGAGATCTTGTCAAGGCCGCCCGTGTGGTACTCGGTGTAGGACTTCCCGTCCACGCCGTCGGTGACTTGAGTCTCCTTCTGGAGAAGAGCGCCTTTCTCGCCCACGAGGTACTCCATGCCGCGGATGTAGTAGTCGTTGGCAACTTGGAGCGCTCGCGCATCACGAGCCTTGTTCGCCTCTTCGAGCTGGTGCGCCGCGATCATGCGGGAGCCCGTGCGGAGCTTCTCCAGTGCGCCTTGGCCGTACTTGGTGAACGAGAGGTCGACATCGGGCGCACGTGCGCTTACGGCGTTCGCACCCTCCGCAGTCGGGAGCGTCAGAAGACCGGGTGAATCAGGTACAGCAGGCATTTAGATCCCCTTATCCTTGAACTTGTATTTCGTGTAGAGGTACTCGTTGGCGGCTGTGCCCACGCCCGTGGCGAAGGCGTCGACCGAGCCGCCCCAAGACGTGGCCGCGCCGCTGTGAGCGAGGCTGTTCGCCGTCAGGCTGTAGGAAAGCGACTGGGTGCGCAAGCCCCTCGCCTGACGCTGTCCGTTGAGACGCTCTTCCTCCATCGAGCGGTGCTTGTCGATGTCGGTTGTCGTCGTCACTTCGGCAGCGGAGCCGACGCCAAGCATGATGCCGTTGGCGGCCATTGCCGCCTTCTGGCTCGACTTGGTCTTCTCGTACTTCTCCGAGAGCACGCCAATGCGGAAGTTGCTCACCATGAGCGCGGACTGTGCGGCTCGCTCCGCCTGCCGAGAGTTGTAATCGGCAAGCTCCTTCTGCATCTGGAGCCGAATCTTCTGCACGGAGTTCGCGTAGTAGGACGAGAATGCTCCGCCAACGGCCTGAGCGGCACCCGCCACTACGCCGCCATACTGCGCATTCTGGTCAAGCCAGCCAGAGAAACTCTGAGAGCTTGAGGCAGAATCCGCCGACAGGCTTGTCACGCTTTCAAGCTGCAGAGACCTGTCGGGAGAATAGAGTTCGTAGCCCACTTTTAGCCTCCAATATCAACTTCGGCGGAATGGTATACGAGGGTAAAAGGCAACGGTTCTGCCTGACGGATGCAGACTGTTCCGTCCGCCTGCCATGCGCCGACGACGCCGAGATCGACCTCGCCCGTGTAGAGATCCGGCGCGGATCCGAAGGCCTCCTTCGTGCGCGGCTTGATCTTCTTCACGTTCTGTTCGTCAGGACCGGCCTCGACGCCGCTCGTCTGGTAGACGCGCATCATGACCTTGTTGACGTTCTTGACGTGCCCTCTGCCCAGCGAGCCGTCCTGCGCTTGGAGCGTGACGGGGAGCGTCTTGATCACCGTCTCATAGGAGAGGCCGATCCAAGCCCTCGTGATGGGAACGGGGAGCGTGACTTGGCCGTTCCTGACCGTCAGTCCTCTGTAGACTGCGCCATCAGCGACGGCCACAACGGGCATGCCTTCGAGCCATGGCAAGCCAGAGATCGTCTTCGACGGCTCCGCAAGATTCGCTCTGCCCGCGCAGTCGAGGTAGCACCCGTCGCGATCGTCCTCGCGGAGCGCCTGACGCTCGATGTAGCGGGTTTCCCTGCCGTTGATCGTGCGCTTCACGATGGCATAGAGGTAGTCCTCCTTGCCCTCCTGAACGACGGAGACGGACTCGAAACGCCCCTGCGTCTGGTACTGGAACCATGCGCCGATCTTTTGCTCGGGAACGTAGCAAAGGCCGAGAAGGACGCCGTCCGCTCGCGTGCACCACAGATACGGATCAGGCGACTTGGTAAGCGCCATCTGCGTCACGACGTTGTCCTGCGAGAAGAGGTGCGGCGCACGGATGCTGATGTCGCCCGTGATGTAGCCGCCAGCCGTGTAGTCATAGGAGAGTTCGCGGACGTGGCCGCCTCGCGCCGCCGCGTAGAGCAGGTTCGTGTTGATCACCTGCGGCTGTACGCTAGACGCGCCGATGTACGACTGCGGGCGAACCGAAATCGAGGACGGCGTGATGGCGTCCGAGTTCAGAGGGGAGACTCGCCACTCTGCGGCAGAGGTCAGCATGATCAGCTGTTGCAATGCCACCACGTGCTGAATCTGGTTAAGCTCTCGCGAGGCCACGGCGAAGGAGATTCGGTCGGTGTCCTGAAGCGGCAAGTGGTACGTCATGTTCGACTCAGTACCCGTGGCCGTCATCCAAATCTGCTGAGGACGGAGACGAGTGCCTGCGAAGATGCGGCGCTGTTCGAAGTAGCCGACGGCGGCGGGATAGTCTCCTGCGTCGGAGAGGCTTGCGCGGAAAGAAGCCCCGCTGCCCGACTTCGACACGACACGGATTGTCGGGTTGGTGTAGCCGATGCCCGGATAGACCACGGTTACGCTGGTGATGACGCCGTTCACGATGACGGGCTTGAGAACCGCACCGTAGCCCGTCGGGTCCTCGACCACGATCTCAGGAACGTCGAACGCGCACGTCAGCGGGAACGTGTATGTCCACTTAAGCTCACCTTTTCTCCCGTGGCAGTTGATTGCTAGTTTGGGGTCCGAGTACCCAACACCGCCTGACTTCAAGACAATGCCCGTGATGCAGAACATAGGACCAAAGTTGTCCTCCAAGTCGTCGGCCTGCCCCGTGAGGATCTGAAAGTCCGCGCCCGAGCCGTTGCCACCCGGATCCACCACCTGCCAGTAAACATTGGCCGCGCTCTGAGCACTTTTGGGCAGGCCTAGTGGGCGCGGGTACTCCGTGGAGTCGCCCGCCCAGCGCATGGTGCACGTGTTCACGTAGCCCGTGATGTATTTCGACGTGCCGTAACCCGAGCCCCCCGTGAGAACGTCTACCGACGTAATGCCTCGGGACACCTTGAACACGTCGTCCATATACGGCGGCGTCGTCCCCGTTTCAGGCGCGACGTTGTCGTCGACAATGGAAAGGTCTCGGGTTTCGCCAATGTAGCCGTACAAGCCGCCCTGATATTTGTAGACGCGGTAGTACATCGCGCCGGGAACACCGTTCCATGAGATCTGCACCGTCGTGCCCGTGGCAAACAGGTTCGCAACGACGCTTGCCTCTGCGGAACGAATGCTCTCCTGAGTGCGATCCTCGTTGAGTGCGGTGACAACATAGCGCTGCGTGTACTTGTCCGCGTTGTCATCGTTGGCCGCCGCAGTCCTTCGCGTCGCGCCTACACCCGTGGGAGCGGCAAGCGTCGAAGTCAGCACCACGCCGACAAGACGCCAGTCCGTCATCGAGTAGCGGCGGAGTTCCTGCGGCGCGTATCGCGGATGAACGAACGTCATGATGTCCGCGTTCTGCGTGTAGTGGAGCGCGTAAAGGTCGCCCTCCTCCCACGGCGTCCGGATCTCGTAAGGCGAGGAGCCGTCCGCCGTCATCAGCGTCTGGCCGAGCGTGTGGAATCGGGCGTAATGGTCGCCAAGCTCGACGATCATCGTCTGGTCGGCGGAGTATGCGAACGGGATGAGGAGCGTCTTCCTACCCGGATACTTCACCTCGCGCACGAACTGGAAGCCCGAACGGTTCTTCACAGGGCCTTGCGGCGTGACAATCGCGTTCTTGCACAGACGCAGGCCAGCCGCGTACTTTGAATCATCCACGCGCCCCACCATCAGCTCGCCAAGCTCGCCCGAGTTGTACGACGTTTGCGTAACTCTTACTGCCATGGTTAACCTCCTAAAAACGCCATCCAAGCGGCAAGCTCTTCACGAATGGCAAACGACGCGAAGTACAGGCAACCGACGGCACTGATCACCGCCGCGCCTATCGCAATCGACCAAGCAATCACTTTGCCCGTAAGACTCGAATCTCCGTCCTTCATCACGATCCTCAATTTCCTTTTCAACGGATTAAGACTTCTGGGTTTTTGCCGACCCACTCAAACAGAGCGACCAGCGCATCGGATAGCGCTACCACCGCAGGCAGTAGGATCACGAAGACGGCGATAAACATCGCCCACAGAATCAGCTTCCGAATGTTCATTTCCCCCCTACGACTCCCTGTCGTAGAAGTACGGGACACGACGCTCGTAATTCATCGTGCGCCGCTGATTCACGTCGAACGTGATTGCCTGACGCTCCGCAAGGTTCGCCTGTTGGAGGAGCTTCACGCCTACGGTCTGCCCTTGCTCGCCCTTGACGATCGGCCCTGCGAGCGTCGCGGCAAGATGCCACGCGAGGGCATCCGTGAAGCCCGCAGAGAAAATGTCCGTGTTGCGGACACGTCGCACGTACTTCAAGATCGGCTTCTCGATCTCCGTCTGAATGACGTTCACGTCGCCTGCGTTCTCAACCACCCAGCGGGCTTCGAGACCGTCTTCCTCAGAACCTTCGGCAGGAAGCACGGAGAGGATCCGGATGCAGTCCGACGGAACGGCGTAGCGCTTGCCAAGGCCGATGACTTCGCCCGCAATCTCAGGGACGCGAACGCGGGTCGTGGCGAAGTTCCATGCGTGGCGCTCAAGCAGAGCGTCTCGCACGATGGGGTAGCAGTCCTTCGCCACCTCGGCATAGGCGGAGTCCTCGCCCGTGTCGATGAGGCCCGTGGATTGGCCGAGGCGTCGGAGAGCCATGTTGCAAATGTCTTTTTCGGAAGCCATAAGTCCTCGCAATAAAAAAGGCGGCAGCCCGAATCGGAACTGCCGCCAAGGCTGCGACTTGTATTCAGTACGTCAGGTTAGGCCGTGGCCTTGCCCGTGCCGCCGTTGACAACCGGGAGGATGCCCCTCACCTGAGAGGTGAGGTCAATCTTCGCGGCGTTTTCGTCGGGTTCGCCGATTTCGACTTCATCGCGGAAAAGACCCGCGTTCACGTCGAAGTTGTCGGCAATGGCAATCGTGCCCGTGAAGGCCGACACCGTGCCGGTAACCGTCGTCGTCACACGAACGTAGCGACGGTGGCTGGTCGGGAACTTGAGGGCAACGTCCTGCGTGAGACCCGCCACCTTCATGGCACCCGTGGAAAGGATCGTCGCAAAGGACGTACCGTCGTCGGAGTCCTGAAGGTTAACCGTAACCGTGCCCGTGCCCACGCCGTCGTCGCCCGGATAGAGGACGAGGAAAAGCGGGGTACACATGCCGAGGTCAGGATTCTTCTGGCCAAGGTCAATGGCGGCGGAGGTGAAGGAAGCCTTGAGGTCGGCGTTCTTCGCAAAGATGAGTTCAGCATCAAGGATCATGACTTTTCTCCTTAAGCGATCGCGGTCTTGTAGGACGGCAGAACGATGTTGTCGACCTTGTGAACGGCAATGCCGTCCCAGTTGAGAACGCGCTTGCCAGCGACTTCTTCCCACGTGAGGTTCACGTTTTCCGTGCCGTTGATCTGGAGGCGCAGAGCGGCGCGCATCCTCTGGGACATGTAAATGCCGCAACCCGGAAGAACGTCGTTCGGGAGGCCTTCCGTGGCCATGATGAGGGCATTGATGATGTCGTAGCCGGAGCGACCGTTAAGGGCCTTCGTCAGCGGGACATTACAGATGCGGACAACCTGAGCCGGGTCGGGAATGGCGAGACCGAGGTCCCACGAGTACCACGTGCGGTCGGCCTTGAACACGCGATTCTTGGCGTCGCGAACGTCGACATTCGACTCGAAGCGGGAGCTGAGGCCGGCAATGCCGCCTTCCGGATAGATGAGGTGACAGGTGTTTTCGCCCCAGTTGATGAGGAAGATGTCCTGCAGTTCGCCGTCAGAAGCAGTGCCGCCAGCGTTGATAACGTTCGTGCCGTTGATCTTGCTGTAGCGAGCGCAGAGACCGTCGAACTCGTTGATGTCGCGCTTCTTGGAGCCTTGGAAGATTCGTTCGGCGACGGAGTGCGTCAGGCCGCGAACGAAGATCTGATCCTGCGTGGCGCGCCACTTGGCAGAGTTCTTGTTCATCCGAACGATCTTGACGTCAATCTCGTTATACGTCTCGGTCATGCAGGTCGTGTCCTTCACGACGCGGGTGCCGGCCTTTTCAGCCGTCACGCCTTCGTTGAAGCCGCGGGTCTGGCCCTTCGGGTACTTGGAAACGACCTGAGTAAGATGCTCGTTGCCAGCGTTGCACTTGATGAGCGGAGCCGACTTGAAGAGCGGTTCCGTATCCTCAATGGTCTGGATGAGCTTCATGTCCGCTTCGGAAGCGCGAAGCTCCTGCGCATAGTCCGCAAGCGTATAGCGATTTTCGGTAGACATTAGTTTTCTCCGTTATGGATTCATGCCTTTGTAAAAACCTTGCAGACCGCGCCCGTCCGCACTCTCCTTCGTGCCTCGGCTCGTGACGATTCGCCCTTCGCCTAGGATCTTGGAAAGACCGTAAAAATGGCGGATAACTTCGGGATGAGAATCAAGGCCGGAAGCCTTGAGCACTTCGCGAAGCCCTTCGCTCGTCGTGTCGCGATAGACACGATGTACCGCCTTCATGTTGGATGCGAAGTTAGCGCCGCCGTACTCCTTGTCAGCCTTCGCCTGCTCCGCCCATACGGCACGGTTGCGGGTAATGCTGGCGGCAAGCATCGGTTCCATCTTGGAGACGATCTTCTGTGCGGCGTCGTTGGAAAGGTTCAGCTCCTTCGCCACTTCGGCGAAAGCCTTCATGGATTCCTCGTCCATGTGCACCGAGGATTCCGTCGGCTCGAAGGTGTAGTCGCCTTCGGGAGCACCGAGCGTGGCCGAAGCGCTCTCGTCTTCTTCGTCCTCGTCGGTCTGGGAAAGGAGGCCGCCCTCATCTTTCGGGGCAGTCTCTTCTTGTTTGGCTCCACCGCCGGCTTCGTCAGGGATTTGAGCGCGTGCACCCTGATCGTTGCCGGCGGCGGAAGATTGTTCTTTCGCGGAAGCCTGCGACTGTGCGCTGCCACCCTCGGCGGGTTCAGTCGTCGGTGTTGCTTCCTGCGGGTTGTTCTGTTCCATGGTGTGCTCCGTTTTGGTGGACGATCTCGGCACAGAGTCCTGCATCCGCTTCGCCCATCTCGGCGAGGAGCCAAAGGCCAACTCGCCTCATGCCTTCTCGAAAGGCTGTTTCATGAGAATCCCCTCGGGTGTAGCTCAAGCCGTAAAGGCGAGTCGCACCGAGGATTCGACGAAGCACACGCGCTCCTTCGCGAGACCGCATCATGAAGCAAAGATCCGAGATTTCACGCAGACGAGCGGACTCATCGGGCTTCTTCCCGATGATCTCCCGCTCGAAAGCGTCGAAAAACTCAAGATCTTGTGCTTCAGACATGGTTCATATACTACATATGGGAGTATGGGTTTGTGTTAGTACCCTTGATTTTGCGTAATCGTTCCCACCTGATCCATCTGCGGATTGAGTCCTTGGAGGTTCTTCGCCACCTCGGACATCTGCATCGCCTGCGCCATCTGAGCCTGCTGGGCCTGCGCCTGCTGTCGTGCGGCGCGAAGCTCCTCGACCGCTTCGGGAGAGCGCATGATGTCGGGGTCGATGCCCGAGGACAGACCGCGCTTCTGCATGAGCTTGTCGAGATCGAGGTTGTCGATGATGGACTGATCAAAGTTGGCAATCGAGAAGGCCGTCGACAGATACCTGTCCTCAGCCGTTATGCCAGCCGCACGAAGAGCCTGCACAAGAATCGACTCGAACGTCACCGTCACGCCTACCATGCCCTCAGGCATCGGCGGCATGCTGTCCGCACGCTCAAGGCAGTACATGCCCATTTCGATAAGCGGTCGGAGAAGCTCGGAATTGAGTCGCTGTAGCACAGGCCCCAGAAGGCTCATGCGCTCCTGCGCCACCTGATCGACCTCGTAGGCCGTTCGATTGGTGCGAGGCGTCGACATGATGGCCGCAAAGAGATCCTTGTAGAAGTACGACTCGATCTTCTTTCGCTTCTCCTGAAGGGAAAGGCTCAAGTGCTGGAGGTTGATGCTTACCTGCTTCGCGGGGAACGCCTGCTGCGGAGTGCCACCGTCGGCGTAGAAGCTGATGCCGCCCGGCGCGAAGTCAAGCTGATGGTTCTCCATCGAGGCGGGATAAATCATCGCGGGATTCGTCAGCTCGTTGATGCCCTCGGACTCGCGCTTGGTGCAGACCTGCAGGCTCATCACCTCGCGAAGTGCCTTCATGCCCGGAGACGTGCCGTAGGCCGAGCCGCCGTGGATCTGCCATCGCGGGCAGAGCGCAGGGAACGAGCGGAAGCCTTCTTCGAGAAGAACGTCCGTGTCCTCGTTCTCCGCATACGACTCCTCGAAGTACACGGAGGCGTACTTCATGTTCTGGTTGTCGCGCTTCTTCGGGTCGTAGTTCTCGCGGGGGTAGACCGCATGGATGATCTGGAAGACCTTGTAGCGATTGTTCTCCGAAGCGTAGGCATCGCGGACGGCCTTCGAGCAAACGCTCTCGCCGAACTCCTCCACGATCTGCTCCGCCGTCATCGCAATGCGGCGGAAGACGGTGGAGACGCGATTCTCGTAGTCCTCAGCCACCCAGTATTCGCCGATAGTCATCGGGAAGATGTGGATGCCCTCAGTCTCCGACGGACGCACGATGGCGCAGGCCGTGCCGAAAACAGCCATTTCCTCGTAGATCTGGATGAGCGCAGGGTAGACGTTCGACGAAAGGAACATCTTCTGGAGACGATCCGTCACGTCGGCAAGCCAAGTGCGGTTCTGGTAGTCCTCGTCAAGCTCGGGGTCGCCCGTCGTCAGGCGGAACCAAGGGCGAGCGGGCGAGGTGATGCCTGCCAGAAGCCCTGCGGCCAGTGCACCTGCGGCGTCCGTCGCCGTGGCGTCAAACACGAACTTCCAGCGGTCGTCCATGAGCGCGTTGTCGCTCGCCTCGAAGCGGCCTGAGTCGGGAAGGATGTAGCGCGCAAGTCTGCGGTAGCGAGCCTCGAAAGGCGAACGATGATCCCGCAGCTCCTTGAACCTTGCGCGCAGTTTCTTGATGTCTGCGGGCATGGCGTCGGCTCCTTATCGACCAAGAAGGCCGCCGCCTGCGGCGGACAGAATGCCCGTGCCGCCGAAGCCGCCCGTCAAGTTCGCGCCGCCGAAGCCGCCTGTGTTCTGCTGGAGAAGCGCGCCCACGTCGGCGCTCTTCTGGTTCTTGCGGTTTTCATCCTGCTGGCGCAGGGCCTCCTGCTGTGCAAGGGCTTCGCGCTGTTCGGCCTGCGCGGATCGGGCCTGCTTGCGGGACTCGTGCCCTTGGTATGCGCTGTTGGCCGCACTCGCTACTGCCGACGCCGCCATGATTGCCGCTGCGTAACTCATCGTTGACTCTCCGATAACTTGAGGAGACGGTCGGGACGGAATACCGCCTCGGCCTCGGCCTCCTCCTGCGTCTTCGCATCAGTGGCGAAGAACGCGGTGAAAACTGTATCTGCGAAAGTTCTTACGATGCTTTGACGCATCGGCGCTCCTGTCAGAACCTTATAACCCGTAATTCTAAAGGTATTCTCCCCGTCGGAGAAAGCTGCGTCTCCCGAGACGATCAGAACCGTAGGGATGCGCAGGCATTCCGAAACGAAGTATTTGTCCTTCGGGACGCGCAGGGTGCGGACGTAGCACCCCGCATGGAAGAGGTGCTCAAGCTCGCACCCCTCCCCATCGTCTCCGCCGTTGGCCTTCATCCAGTCGGCCACCTCGTCCAAGCGGGCTCGAAGCTCAGGCGCTGTGCCCTCGATGTGGTTTGCGAGCATGGCGTCCTCACATCACGAAGATCGAGTTGGCCTGCGTCATGCCGAGCGCGAAGCACAGCTTCTCAAGCTGAGAGCCTCGCGGAGCGCTCACGAGAAGCCTGTCCGCGCCGCCGTCTTGAGCGACAGCCTTCGCACGGCGGATAAGGCGCATGCCGGCGAAACCCTTGCGAGCGGGCTTCGAGAGGAAAAGCGTATCGAGAGACGCCGTCCTCACCGACTTGTGAAGCGACTCGGAGAAGATGACTGCCGCGAACCCGACGAGCCTGCCGTTGTCGTAGCAGGCAAGAACCTTCAGGGCACCTGCCTCTTCGAGCTTCTCGTAGGTCGCCCAATCCACCTTCCCTTCCTTGAAGCCTTCGGTCGCACACTCGACCGTGTACTCGTCCTCAAGAAGCGGGAAGGAAGGGTCGTAGGCAATGGCCCGAATGGAGGATCGTTCAATCTGCATTTTCAAACTCCGCGTAAGGGTCGCGCTCCTGCTGGCGACGATAAAAGGATCGGAAGGGGTTCTGGTAGGCGTCGGGGGTAAAGTCCGCGTTCGCGTCGTAGAAGGTCAGGGCCAAGGCGTCGGCGTGGTCGGGAGAGCACCCGATGCGGTCCTTCAAGTCCTTCTTGCGTTCCAGAAGCATCTGCTGCCGGTCGTTGTAGAAATACTCGGGTGCGGACAACTCCTGCTTCAAGTCCTTGTTGTTCGGGATCACGCCACCCTCGACAACGAGCCACGACTTCATGCGCCCCCACATCTCGACGCGACGGTTCGCGTAAAGCGTTCGGTTCGACGCGCCTGAGCCAAAGTCGACAGGGGTGTAGCGGACACGCGGGTCGTTGTACTCGTAGCGAAGGAAGTCCCATACCGCCGCACCGACGCCCGCTCGGTCGAAGTAGACGCGGACTTCCTGAAACTTCAGGCAGTCGAGAAGGTAGTTGCAATGGGCGACGAGAGCCTCGCCGACCATGCGCCCGTCGAGCTTGCGAAGCTCCTTCATCGGGATCGACACTGCGTCTCGACCGACTCGCGTCACCATCACGCTGGCGTCGTCGCCGAAGCGGGCAATGTCGAGACCGATGACGGCGCGCTTCATGTTGTTGCCCTCAAGCCCCGGGGCAGGCTTGAGCGTTGCCGCCTCGACTGCCGCCGACGGGATGAACTGCGTCGAGGCGTTGCCGGGGAACTCTCCGCGGACACGGATCTTGAAGAAGTCCGAATCCTCGCCGAAGGTCTCGGCCCACTCCTGAATCGTCTTCTTGTTGGTCAATGGTGCCTCGCGGCTGTCGACCTTGAAGCGAGTCCAGCGGGCAGCGTCTCGGTGGAAGCAGTCGTAGAAGGCACCCGAGTTCTTGGTCGGGTTCCCGAAAACGAAAATGAAAGGCTCGCCGTCAGTGAGGCCGCCTTCCGCCACTTCCCAAATTTTGTCTGGGACGCCGCTGGCTTCGTCGAATACGTAGATGGACGAAGACGATGCCGAGTGCTGGCCTGCGAAGGCTTCAGAGTTCTCTTCGCGGCAGGTCTGAATGTCGATTCGCCACGTTTCAGGAGACTCCTTCGCCGCAACGGAGCGGGCTTGCACCTCGAACATGTCACTCACCAAAGAACGCTTGATCCACTTCTTGATTTCAGCGAATGTCTTCGTTTCAAGCTGGAGAGCCGTCGTAGCCGTCACCACCCCCTTGGCGTGGGGGCGGGTGGCAAGAAGCCACGTCACGAGCATTGCCGTTAACGCACTTTTTCCGCACCCGTGCCCTGATGTCACGGCGACGCGAACAGGCTCTACCGTGTGGCGTCCGTCGAAGTCGTGCTCCCGAACCTGACGCCCCACCTCATCGAGAAGCTCGCAGGCCCATTTGGCAGGGCCGTACTTGCATCCGGGGTACTTCGACGCCCACGGCTCGGGGAGCTCGACGAGAGAGAACTCGGGGGTTTCGCCCCACGGGAATGCCCAGAGGACGAAGCGAAGCGGGTCATAGAACCCTCGTGCAAGCTCCTCGACTCGCTCCTCGTCTCTTTCTTTTTTCGTTGTCATGCTGCCTCCTTATGCAGTTGCGCCCTTGACAGGGCGCTCGATGCCGTTCGCATCCGTCACTTCCTCGAAGCCGAGATCATCCGCGCTGGTGCGCAGGCAGAAGTTGCGACAAGCACGGCTACGATGCGACACGAAGATGTCAAATCCAAGCGAGGTCCTCAGTGTTAAGCCGAACGTGCGGATGGTCTTCACCATATCCGTGCAGGCGTTGTCCTTAGCGAATGCCTGCCAGCTCTTCCACATGGCTTGCAGGGAGCAAAGCGAAATGTCGACTCGCTCGCCTTCGCGAATCGGACGACAGTTTTCCGAGTACCACTGACCGAGATAGTCGGAGCGGTCGCGGAACTGCGCCAGCTGTTCGCGCATCACCTTCGGAGAGGAAAGCCCTTCCTTGCGGTAGAGCTTCGCGCCTTCAATCGCCCAGTTGAGGATGCCCGGCAACTCGCTTTCGAGAACGGCCTTCAAGTCCTTGTCCGCTCCCTTCTGCCCTGCTTCGGGATCCATGTTGAAGCGGGCGTTGAACGGAATGATGCGGATGCGTCGGTAGATAGCCTCGGAGCGATCCAAGACGGTGGGCATGTGGTTCGTCGCCATGATCGTGAGCCACGTCGACTTGAACTCGATGGCGGACTGGTAGAGGTCGCGAGCCACGATCTTGTCTTCGCCGCCCGTCAGAACCTTCACTTCGGACTCGCGCAAGCGGTCGCCTTCTTCCGATTCGGAGCACACGACGAGACGTGCGCCGCGAAGGACTGCGAGGTCGGAGCGAGTGCCGCCCGCATGCTCGTAAGACTTGCCCGCCGAAACGAGCGTGAGCTTCGAGGCCGTGCGGGAGAGCGCACCGAAGAGCTTCGCCAGAATGCCGAGGCACAACGACTTGCCGTTGCCGCCGCCACCAACGAAGAACGTGAGGATGCCTTCCCGCGGGTCGCCGAAGGCCGCATAGCCCACGAGCTTCTGCAGGTAGCGGGCAAGCTCCTTGTCGCCGCACATCCATTGGTCGACGGCCTGCTCCCAGCGGGGGCACTTCGCACCGGGGACGAAGGCGACGGACGAGTGCTTGTGGATGCGCTCGCTTGCCTTCGGCGGCATGAACGCGCCCGTCAGAAGGTCAACGGAGCCGTTGGCAGTCGGGAAGCGGTTCGGCACGGCGTCGAACTCGTCGACTCGCGCCATGAGGTGCGGAGATGTCGCAAGGAACTCCGCGACGATGGAAGCCGCGTAGCGCGGATTGCCGCAGAGCTTGATCTGCTCCTGCGCCCAAGGGTTCTTCTCGCGCTTCTTCGGATCGACGTCCTGATGCGCGTCGTCCCACTTCCTTGCTCGGATGCGGGCGTACTCGATGGCGAACTGGCGGAAGAAGTCCGTCATGCTGGTGCGGGGCGCAGCGTCCCCTGCGTTGTAGAGCGCAGGGCCTTCGCCCTCCTTCACCCAATGGACGCCGTTGAAGATGAGCCAAGACTGGGCGTCAGTCAGCCAGCGCACACGCTCGCCAAGGCGAACGATGAAGGCGGCGGCAAGGCCAGCCGCGTTCGGGTCGATGGACTGCGCCTCGATGTCCTGCATCTCGTGGAGCTTCTGGTAGATCGTGCGCATAGTGACGACTTCGCCCTTCGAGCGGCGGAAGGACTCGTACTTCGCCGTGATCTCCTCGACGGTCGAAGCGTTCGGCGCGTCCAGCGAAAGGTTGATGAACGCCTGCAGGCCCTCCTCGGGACGGTCGCGGAACTCGTGCGAAAGCATCGCGCCGAGGCGCATCCACGAGTCGTAGGAGACCACGTCCCACTTCACCTTGCGCACCCAGCGCTCCGCTGTCTCTCGGTCGATGCCGAGCGGGAGCTTGTCGGGGGTGAGAGCCGCGTCAAGCACGTCGGAGCTCAAATGCGAGACGGGCGGCTTCGTCGCAGGCGTCACTCGCTCGTAGCCCTGAGCCTCCGCGACATCCTCGAACGCCTGCATGAGCTTCTCAATGTCCGCCTTTGTCAGGACGGGAAGATCGTCGGCGGGAGCCGCGACCAAGCCCTCCGTTCCGCAGAACGGATTGAGCGTGAGGGGGTAGTGGTAAGGCTTGCCCGTGCCGGGGTGAATGGCGTAGGCAACAAACTGCTGGCCTTTGCCAAGAACCTCAAGTCGAGACTTGACGCCGTTCTTCACGAACCATGCGCCCGTCGCCTTCGTCCAGCCCTTCTCCTCGGCTCGGCAGACGAAGAGGAGCTTCGGCGCCTTGCCGACTCGCACGGGGGCGGCGGCCAAGGACGGAACAAGCGTGACGGCCAGCTCGTAGAACGCACGGGCAAAATCGGGGTCGCCCTCGATGTCGGCGTCCACGGCGCAAATGGGGTTGTCGCCCACGCCGCAGAGAATGCCCACACCCTCTTCTGGGACGTGCTGCGCGCACTCCTCTTTGGTGAGCGGATGATCCTGCCAGCCCTGACGAAGACAAGCCTTCGAGCCGGGGACGATCTCACAGATCTGGTAGCCCATGTCGATGAGCTCGGGGCCTTGAATGCGAATGGAGTGCGTCATAGTCCAAGCTCCTTGCGTGCGGCACGATCAGATTCAAGCTCGCCCTTTCGGACATCAAACGCTTTCTTGAGCTTGTCGACAGTTCTGCGCTGGAGCGGCGCACCACCCGACGAGCGGCGGCAGAGGTACAAGTAGAGCGTCCTGCGGTTAATCCCCGCTCGCTCGCATAGTTCGGTCTTCGTGAGGCCGGACGAGAGCAGATAGTCGATCATCGTATCTGGTGAGATGTATGCCATTGTGTTTGCTTTATCGGTTAAAATTGCTGGTAAACGACCTTTTTAGTGGTGCTTTTTGTGTGCTTTTGATGCACACTATACCACGCAAACGAGGAGCTGTGTATGCTCGACTATTCATTCGTCCAGCTTGCCGTCAAAGAGCTTATGCACGAAGGCGGCTTCACCGTGCGAAGTCTCGCCGAATCCGCGAAAGTAAATCCGTCCTCCGTGCAACGTGTTGTCGCAGGAAAGGACTACACCCCGACCAGAAAAACTCTTGAGCGAATAGCCGCGGGGCTAGGAACGACGCTGGAAGAGCTATTCGCATATGCCGAAAACATCAAACTCACATCGGGTGCACACGTCGGCAACATCAACAACTACGGCAACGGGGCAGCAGTCGCCACGTCGGGCGGGACGGCCATCGTCTCGTGCGCCGCGGCCAAGTCATGCCACGGGGCGGCAGCCGAACGGTTCAAGGCCCGCTCGCCTGCCCTCGCCCCGATGATCCTCGACGGCGACGAACTCTTCGTCGGTCCCGCCGAAAGCGCCAAGACGAACGACTTCGTCATCGCGGAGAAGGAGGACGGAAGCGAAGTGCTCGTGCGCCTCATCCGCAACGGCGACGAGCTCTGGGGACAGATCGATAACCAGAACCTCCCCGGCGACAAGATCTTCCCGATCAAGGACGTCAAGTGGAAGGTCATCGGCCTCAAGCGGATGTTCTAAGGAGGTAGTAAATGGCTTCGTTCAGAAGAATTTTTCCGTCCTACAAGTGGACTGACGCTTGGCTCGTCAACCAGATCGTCAACCTTCCCATCACAATCGGCAGGGAGAAAATTGGCTTTGCAAACGGGGTGCCGCCCGAAACGGTGAAATCAAGCGACTACGCAATCGCTCGGTGGATCCAGAACTCGATGGACGGGTGCTCCTGTCTTGTTGTTTTCGTAGGTGAAGAAACTTACCTCAGCCCGTGGGTCAAGTACGAAATGGAGCTGGCGGAAGAGTACAAGATGGGCCGAATCATGATCGACCTGACGGGGATGAAAAGGAAAGACGGATCCGTCTGTCGAGGAGGCCCGGATCCGTTTCTTTGGCACGGCCTGCACCGTGGACTTCTGGACCCCGATTATTACGAGATCAAGCGGTACAGCTGGCTACCGTCAGGTCGTTTCTGGATCGGCAAGTGGCTAGAAGACGCCTATCAAAGGGCCGCCTACCTTCGCTAGAAGCAAGGCGGAGACAAGCACCGCGATCTGATAGATCCACATTGTGAAGTTGGTGAACATGATCCTGCCTACCGACTCCTCCTCATAGCGCGAGAGGTTCATGCGCCACAGCTCAAGCGCGGGGACGGATCCATCCACGATCGCATGGTGCTGATGCCGGAAGAGCCGCTCAAGCCGAAGATACCGAGCGTCCGTCTCCCAGAGGGCGACCGTAACGACCAGATAGGCCAGAAGTGCAAGCAGGTTGTGGACGCTCGGATCGAATTTCAAAAAGGCAATGGCGGCAGTCGTGACGCCGACAAACAGAGTCTTCGTTTTGGCCGAGTTGTCCGCCATGCGCTTGATGACTTCCTGCGTCATCTTCAAAAGCTCGATCTCCGGCGCGGAAAGCATCGTGTTTCTATCCCTAACAGTTCCCATGGTTAAGCTCCAAAAAGTGTGAATTCATGCTACAGCCTGCCGCTAAAGCGGGCAACTTTTTTACTCGATGTCCTCAGCGTCGATGTCGTCGTCGTGGGCCGCAAGACGACGGCGGGCCGCTACGATGGCGCCCGCCATGGAGACGTCGGTCTCCACCTTCAGCTTCTCGCCGTACTTCTCTGGCGCCCGCTTGGCGGCGAGCCACTGGCAGAAGTTCACGCACAGCTTCCTCGCATACACCGCATCCTGACGGCGAACGTCCTTGCGGATCAGATTCCCCTCGCCGTCGTAGCTCTCGAAGACCTCCTCCACGATGTACGGGTTCGTCGCCAGCTCCTGCGCATACTCCACGAGCGCATCCGCCGAGATCCGCTCCGCCTCCTTGTACTGCGCCTTCACCTCGGGCTCCTTCTCAAGCCATCCGCAGCACGTGCCGTAAGGCAGGTCGACGGCAATGCAGAACGAGCGAAGAGTGCCGCCTCGCGCCACCCAGTAGAGCAAAGCCGTGAAAAGCTCATAGGACTTCACCACCCTGCCCGTCTCCGCATCGCGAGGAATGCGGGCCAGCTCGCCCTCGTCCATCGCAAGCTCCTTCTCGATCTGCTCGCGAATCTTCTTCACCATCGGATTCTTCGCTCCGCCCAAGGGACGCTTGCGCGGCTTCCACCACGGCCTCCACTCGGAGTCGGGGTGCGGCTCCTTGTACTTCCGAGTCCTCAGCGCGGGATTGAGCTTCGACGGGATCTCGTACTCACCGTCGCGCTCAATCCTCAGCCGTGGCGCCATCGCGTCGTCTGAGGGGGCAATTGGCGTGGCTATGACGGTCACGGGCTTGAGTTGGTGTACCTGTTCATCCGCAGGTTCGAGACGCGCCACAGGCTCTGTTTTCGGCCTTCTCGCGGGTGTACGGACTTTCGAGGACTTTGACGGACACTCAGGATTCGTTCCAGTTTTTTTCTCAGAAATTTTTTCGACGGGCTTCTTGGCGGCTCGCGTCATGGCATGGCCTCCTTCGGAGAGTTGAGGGATGAGGGTTCGGAGACAGGCGTTCGGGGGCGAGAGGACAAATTGGGACAGTGAAGGACAAGTCCAAAATGGTTTTCAAAGTTGCCCCACTACGGACGCCACCTTCCCCTGCGGGGGCGGGCAAATTTTTGGCCCCCGGGGGGTCGACCGGTATCGGGCGAAAATGGTACCGATGGGGGTTTTGTTCAAGGCGGACGGGCGGCGGGGCGGGCAGGGCTCGACCGGGGCGGAAGGTGTGCCAAAAGGCGCGGCCCTGCCTCTGCCGGCATCATGCCGCCGCCGCTTCGCAGGTCGCGGGCCTGCTGCGCCCCTGCGCTACGCGCCGAATAGGCGCGCCGCTATCCGCGCCGCGCAAGGTGTAGAGAGGGGAAACAAACATATTCATACACCCTGCCCACACATTGACGGCATAGACCGGGCCCGCGGGGCGGGTATGGGGCGCCCCGCTATTCCCCCAAATTGAAACGCACGCGCAGGCCGCCAAGCAAAGCGCGTGCCATTCGTGGCCCAATGTTCAGACAACCGAAAAGCCCGCCGCCCGTCCAGTGGCTCCACTGCCGCCCGTCCATTGCCTCCACTCTATGCCGGCGCCTCCTCTCTCTGCCGGCGTCTCCACTCTATGCCGGCGCCTCATCACTACAGGCCCGCCCGCCGCAAATCAAGCGCGCATTTAATTGCTGCGCAGATTCCGCTCCCTCTCACCATGCCGGCGCCCGTCCACTCCTTCGCCCATTGCCGCGCCTCTCACCATCCCAGCGCCTCAAAACCCGCCCCGCTACCGAGCTACCGAAAACAAGTGAATTCCTCAAACTTCCTATAGAGAATCTATATAGGGGTTTTCCTTATAGGGTTATTACTTATATATTCTTTTCACGCGGACTTTAGGAAAAAAGGTTGTAAATAGTAGCTCAGTAGCCGAATTGTTAGTCGAAATAGGTAGTTACCCCTATGCGCCCTTAAAAAGGCGTTTTGACTCTAAGGGTTAACCCTTCCGCCTCTTTCCTGCCCTCATAAGCCCCCCCCTGGTAGAACCGGCGGCGCCGCCCCTGCCCCGCCCTCTCACTGGTGGAAAGCGCCGCCCGCCGGCCCTGCCGCCTTTCTTATATATGCCGCCGCTACCGGCGCGCCCCGCCCCCGTGCTGCGCCCCGCCGCCTGTATGCTTTTTTGCCCTTTTGCGTGCTTTCTTGACCGTAGTCAATTGTTTGCGCCTGTATGCCTTGAACTTCCCTTTCTGTATGCTATTATGTGTGCATACAAAGAAAGCGCAGTACGCTTTCTACCTGCGTACACCAACTACCAATAAAGGCAAAACAAATGGCATTCCTCCTCAAGGTCAACGCAGCGCGCCGCCTCTCCGGCAGTGAAGGCCGCCGCGCCGCCCGCTTTCTCTTCCGCGCCACCTGCTACGGGCTTTTTCTTTTCGCCTGCTACGGCGTCAAGTACTGGCCCGTCTGGCCCGGCACTCTCGTTTTTCTGGGCCTTCTGGCCCTCGCACTGGCGGCGCATTTCGCCGCCGAATCTCTCAACTAACTAATAAAGGCAAACCAAATGACAACTACCACTATTAATAAAGCTGAACTCCTCTCTGCCGCCCTCTCTGCCGTTGCTGAGGATCGCGACGTTAAAGCCCATGGCCTGAACGCCGCCGCTGTGGCCGCCTACATTCCCGAAATTGTTGAGGCCGCCTATATGCCGGACGAAATCCCCGTGACGATGACGGGCCGCGAAATCGACGCCGCCCTGCTCAACGGCGCCGATGACTGGAAGCATTACGCGAAGGGCGGCTGTGCCGCCATCTGCGGCACTTACGAAATTCTTGCGCGTCACCACGGCGAAAAAGAGGCCGCCGCGATTATTGACGCCGCAGAGGATGATTCGGACGGCCTGCAGGCACTCAACGAGCAGGCCACATATTCGGCCAATGCCGCCGGCGTCATCTATGCCGCTTATGTCCGCCTCATCGATGAGCATTCAACGGACCAGGAAAAGGCGCTGCGCGCTTTTAGAGGGGTGATGCAGGCCGGGGCGCACGCCTTTTACATCCTGCAGACGGGCTTTAGCACGACTAAGACCGGCGCAACTTACAAGCATTACCGCGTTTTGTCTCTTTCTAAGAGAGGTGCGCTTTTCGACGTTACCCACTGGATGTATGCGGCCCTTGGTTTCCGCCAAACCAAAAACGGCGAAATCTCTCTGCGCGGCTTTATGGACGCCCCCACAGACATTAAGGACCGCTTGCAGGGCTTGAAGTGCGGCCCCGTCACCGTGGAAAAGATCCTCTAACTTCACCAGCCGCCCCGCTACGGCGGGGCCTGCATACCTGAGCACCGCGGGCCGGTGCTCATGCCTGCAGTCAATAGCAGGGATTTTTACCAACTCACCTAAAAGGCAAAACAATGGCATACAGCTACCCCAATATCACCGGCAAAGAAATCAAGCGCAACGGATACACCTATCAGGCCGTAGCAGAAGACGAGCTTTCCGGCTCCTTCGACACTCTGGAAGATTGCGCCCTTACCTCTCTTACCGTCATCGTCAAGGATGAAAAGGGCGAACAGATCGCAACGGTCGATCTTGACGCGGCATTTTGTTTCTATGAAAACGCCGCCGGCGTTGAACGCTACAGCTACGACTACAACGAAACGGACCGCGGCATTCATCTGGCCTCTCACGACTGGAACGATGAGGAAACCACGACAGAGGATTTGCAGGCCCTCGAAACTGCAGCCGGCGGCGGCTTCACTTTCTGGCAGAGCGTTAACGCCGCCGCTGATGATGTTTGCGAAGCGCTTGAACCGGCAGTAAGGGCCCTACGCGTTGAAGATTCGAACGATTCCGGTTGTTACAACGTTCCGACCTATGCCCTCCCGTATCTCATCAATGCAGATCCTAGCGGCCTCAGTGATGAGGAAATAGCGGCAATCGATGAGTGGTATGCGGGCCTTGAGGTTGAAGGCCTTTCTTTCACTCTTGATGTAGTCGACAGTCAGGCCGCCCCGTACTTTTCCAACTGCCCCGCGATTGGCCTGCCGGCTGAATGTGAGCGTGTGGCCGTTACCTATTTCCCTGATCTTTAAACAGTTTCCCCAGTAAATCGAAAAGCCGCCCCCAGTGGGCGGCATTAATTGGACAGGAGTTTTTATGTACTGCATTAAATGCCGAACCAAAACCGCACCGGCGGCCGCCCCATGGCTAATGCTGCCTGCTCAGTTTGCAACGATGAGCGAGGCCCTATTAGCCGCCTATCGGGCCCGCCAGCGGTTCAATCTTTTGCGATTCATGGTAATCGCGGCGGATTAACCAAACAAAAATCTAGCCGCCCTGCCGCGCGCAGGCGGCCGTTTTGGAGCCCTTCTCTATGGTCGACATCAAAGCATTATCGGCCCCGCCTTTCACTGTGAGAGGCCGCCTCTCTGTTAAGGCCGCCGCCGCTCTCCAGTGGTTCTATCGATGGAAAAGCGTGCGCCCGGTGCGCCTGCGCTTTCGCACGCCCGGCGGCCCTGCTACCGGTCTTGCGGGCCGGTGCGCCTATCTGGATTACTTCGGCGTTCCGTACCGCCGCGGGCATGATGCCGGCGGTGATTACATCGAACTGCCGCCGGCCGCGTTTTCGATGATTCACGGCCTCGCTGGCCTCTACGGCTTTTCTCTGGAATAGCCGCCTCGTTTTCCTCTCAACTCTTTGGAGCAAATCTTATGCCACTGGAAAATATTCTTTCTGATTTGACTGCAGAAATTAAAGCGCTGCGTCTCACCATTGCCGCCGGCATGAAAGCGCCCGCCGCTTTCACCGTTGAGGCCGCCGCCGCGGCCCCCGTAGCGGCCCCCGCCCCGATCAATCCCGCCCCGATTGAAGCCGCCGCCCCCACTGCTGAGGCCGCCCCGGTCCAGTCTGAGGCCGCCGCCCCTGTCTCTGACACTGTGGCCGCAGATCAGGCGCCCGCCGCCGCTGAAAGCGTTCAGACGCCGGCAAAGACAGAACAAAAAACGCCTGAAACGCAGACAGAAAAGGAAAAAACGGACGAATCTCGCTCGACTGCCCCGGCCAAAACCGAGCTGCCGCCCGCCGGCGACACTGTGACGGCGCGGCGCTCCGAACAGGAAAAAAAGGCCGCTGAGGTCGAACCGGGCCTGCAGGCAAAAATTGAAATCACCCAGATTTACAATGACGCCCGCGAAAAGGGCCTGACTGACCCCTGCGGCGCCCTGATTATCGAGACCTGCAAGTCCCTCGGCTTCCCGCGCTTCTCTGCCGTGCCGGTCGACCGCCTGCCCGAACTCGTGGCCGCATTCTCCGCCGCTGTGACGGCGCGGCTGGAGGGTTAAGCAATGACACACGCACTCCTTTCCCCCAGCGCCTGCCACCGCTGGCGCGCCTGCCCGGCCTCGGTGGTCCTGACGAAGGACCTGCCCGACGAGTCCTCTGATTTCGCCGAGGAGGGCACCCGCGCCCACCGCCTGGCGGAACTCAAGCTCCTCGGAACGCCGCAGTTCAGCGGTACCGCTGTGACGGCGCGGCGTCGTACCGACGCAGAAACGGAGGAGTTCAAAACCCTCTGGGCCGACGCGCCCGACGAGATGCAGGCCGCCGTCTGCGTCTATGCCCGCACCATCGCCGACCTCATCGGCGAGGGCAAGCCGAGCTACTTCATGGTCGAGCACCCCGTCGACGTCTCGAGCGTCACGGGCGAGGCGGGAGGAGCGGAGGCCGCCCGTGGTCGTCGT